GCTAGGAGAAAGCTTACAAGAGACATAAGAGCAAAGGAAGAAGCGAAGAGAAAAGCAAAAGCAGCAGCGGACGCAGAAGCTAGAAGAAAAAGACAAGACGCTCTTAGAACATTTGCGAATCAACCTACCGCACAGCAAGCTGGTGCGCCCCGTGAGGATAGCTCAATCGACATTAGAGCGGCTGTCCTGGAAGGCTTCAAAAAGGTTTGTTGGGGTGATCGTTATGACGAAATTAAATACGAAGATCTGACACCTGAGCAAAAAGTTGCAATGGCTCAGAAAGCGCGTGCTAAACGAGTGGCGGCTGGAAAGCCCGCAGCCCTCAACCCCCAAGGCGCCGCTAAAGCGGTCAAAGATAATGAAAAAGAGCGACTCCGAAAAGGTGGAGCGGGCCGAGATCAATCTCAGCCTTAAAACAAACAATTAAACCCAAGGAATGAACCATGTCAAAACATGAAGACTATGACGATTACAACAACGCAAAGCAGACATTTATTGTGAAAGACGAAAAAGCAGCATTGAAGATGAAACGCGAGGAGGCTAGAGCCGCCCGTGAAAAATACAAAGCTGTCGTCGCTCGCGAGAGAGAGGAGAAGGCTGCTGAACGTGCAATTAAAAGAGATCAGATTCAGCTTGAATTAACTAAGTTAAAGCTGTCTCAAAGTGCGAGTGAGAAAGCTCGTACTAACATCGCTCTTACAACGCCTGCTCTTCTTGTTCTGTTGATTGGTGGTTTCATTGCGATGCTTGGCACAGGCTCCATTCCTGATGATCAAGTATCAGTTGCTTCAGCATTGTTAACTCTTGTAGCAACAGCTTTAATGCAAAATTTACGTTCTATCGTGTCCGAGGGTGCTGCTGATGCATCAGATGCTAATGGTAATGCCAATGGTCATGAGGATAAGAAATCTAAGGAATCTAAGAAATGAAATCCAAGTCCAGCAAAAAAGTTCTAAAGAAGATGTCTAAACAACTAGACAAGTCTTCTAGACTTCACGCTGGGCAGGCTGACAAGATTAGAAATCTTCTTTCCACTAACGAGGGCTCCAATAAGTCTAACCCAAGAATACCTAGAAAGCCTGGACAGCCTGCTGGTTCTAAAAAGCACTCTGATCTATACACAGACGAGAATCCAAAAGGAACTATCCATGGCTTAGGGTTTAAAGATACTGCTACCGCAAAGTCATCTGTTTCTAAGATTCGTAACTCATCTAGATCTCATGCTCATAAAATTCAAGCAGCCGTCGCTATGGAACAGCGAGCACGAGAAATGGGCAAATCTTCAGAAGCTGCTATTTATAGAAAATTTATTGATAGCATGAAAAAGAAAACAAAAAACATTAATGAGGACCTGCGTAAGTGGGTTCAACAGCGATGGGTTGATATCGGCGCCCCTAAAAAAGGAGGTGGTTTCAAACCCTGCGGTCGCTCTAAAGGCGAAAAACGTAAAGGTTATCCGAAATGTGTGCCTGCTGCAAAGGCTGCAAGTATGAGTAAAGGTCAAAGGAGGTCTGCTGTAAAGCGTAAAAGGGCAGCAGGTAATCCAGGAGGTAAACCAACTATGGTATCTACATTTAAGAAAAGAGCTAAGAAAAGAGAAGCCTTTGAGAGGCTTGGTCAAATAATTGAAGGAAAGTTATGCCCCAAGGGTAAGGCTGCTGCAAAGCGTAAGTTCGATGTCTATCCCTCAGCTTATGCCAACATGTATGCGTCTGCTGTTTGTAGTGGAAAAGTTAAGCCCGGTGGTAAGAAAAAGGGTAAGAAAAAATAATTAGTATTAAATTAATACAATCAGCTAAATACCTATATAGAGGTTATTATGTCGCAGAACAAGGAAATTTTAGACTCGGTTGCAGAGTATCTTCCTGAGGGTCTTGATGAGAGCACCCTTGAGAAGGTCTCTGAACTTGTCGCTGTTATTATTCAACAGCGCGTCGAGGAGCAAGTTAGTGACCTGTCCACGAAGGTCCAATCTTTTATTCGTGGCAACATCGAAAAGTTGAAAGAGCAAGCACTTAAGGAGCTTGAGCTTGAAAACGAGACGTTCCGTAACGCACAAATGTTTGAAACTGTCCGTTCGATGTTTGCATTAGAGAACACCAACCAAGACGAAATGAACGGCATGGAAGTTCTCGCATCTCTTGGTGAGCAACAGGAAGAGAAAAATCAAGCTCTTCTTCGTCAAGTTGATAAGCTCCTTAAGGAGAACGTCAATCTGAAGCGTCAGTCCAAGGTTGCAAGTGATAAGAACCAAAAGTTAGAAGAGGCTTTGCAGACTGTCCACAATGAAATGGAGAACCTGCAAGAATCGGCTAACGCTGAGAGAAAACTCTCAGACTCGGCACTAGTCATCAGTGAAGATAACTTCAAAGTGAAGGAAGCTGATGAAAAGTTAAATGAAAACCACGCTAACCACGGTAACGAGTGGATCAATCAAGGCGTGTTAGAAAAACTCAACAGTTTAAGAGGTTAAAATGACCGCATTAGATAGAAACGAATTACTGAAGCGTTGGGAACCACTCCTTGAAGGTATCGGGGATGATCACATCGCGTACCAGACGGCTCGTCTCTTTGAAAACCAAGCCAAAGAATTTACGAAGTCGAATCTGAACGAAGCCTTAGACGGCAGTCCGACAACCACAGGTAAGATTGGCACCTTCCAAAAGTTTGCCTTCCCGCTTATTCGCCGAACCTACCCGGAACTTATGTTCAACAAGATCGGCGCCACTCAGGCGATGGACGGCCCTGTGTCGCAGATCTTCTACATGGGTAACTCCCGTGCTCTAGGGACCGCCGAGCAGGTGATGTACTCGAAGTTCAACATCACACCGAAGAACCTCGTTGCTGGTCGCATTGGATCGATCAGTGATACGGGAACTGGTAACACGCCTGCGTTTGACCCTGCGACTGGTGCGAGTGCGTTGACCTTCGAAGGTGGTCTTGACAGAGTTGACCTTTCTGCTGTCATCGCTGCCAACTCGCAAGGTGCTCCGACCTCCTCGATGGGTGGTAGACTCGCTGCGTTCCCTGATAAGGATTCCATCCTGGGTTACTCGGTCTCCTCCGCTGAAAGACTCAAGAACACTGAAATTCCTGAAGTCAACATGCACATTCAGAAGCAAACGGTTCAAGCGCGTGAGCGTAAGATGAGAGCCCTTTGGACCCTGGAAGCTGCTCAAGACCTTAAGGCTTATCACAACTTGGACATGGAAGCTGAGTTGACGGATCTGCTCTCTAAGGAAATGAACCTTGAGATTGACCGTGAACTGATTGAGGACATCCGCATGATCGCCTATGGCCCTGCCGCTCTCGGTGGTGGTTTCGCCGGTTGGTACCTGGAGTCGCTGTACCAAGGCAATGCTGATAACTTCCCTGGCACGGGTGGAACCAACAGCGGCGCTGTCCCTGGCGGTACATTTATCGGTGGTCAATACGAGTATGACTTCTCGGACGCCCTCAACGACGAAGAGGCTGCTGTTGGGACTACGGCTGGCAACGGTATCAACCGTCGCTACTCGAACGTCTACATCATGGACCTGAAGCGTTTCACCTCGCAGACGACGCCGACCCAAGGTGCTCAACACCTCGGTCACATCTACTCGAACGTTCTGGCTCTGATTAACTTTGCGAGCACGGACATCTACCGCACGACCCTGCGTGGTGCCGGTAACGTCCTCATCACATCGCCGGTTATTGCGTCGATGCTTGAGTCGGCTGCGAAGCTTGAAGGTGGTCTTGCTGCTGGTGATGGTCCGACCACACAGACTGTTGGCAACCAAATCCAATACGTTGGCAAGTTCGCTGGCAAGTATGACCTCGTGGTTGACCCGATGTTCCCCGAAGACGAGATCATTGTTGGCTACAAGGGCAACAACGCGATGGACGCTGGCTTCTTCTACTGCCCGTACATCCCGGTCCAGCCGCTGGACACGGTGGTCGATCCTGAGACCTTCCAGCCGAGAAAGGGCATCCTGACTCGCTATGGCAAGGTTGCGGTTCAGCCTGCTTCGAGATTCTACAGAGTCATTCGACTCGTTGGCACGGGTGCTGATTACCTGACGCCGGAGATCTTCAGACAGTTCTCGATTGATGGCACGACGTTCCAGGCTCCGGGCCTGTATGATACGAAGGGTCCGATTAACTAGTAGTTAACGACTAACAACGGAAGAAAGGGCTCAGTTTATACTGAGTCCTTTTTTCATTTCTGGGGTAAATATATTTGATATGCCTGAATACGGAGACAAGGTAGGGATACCAATTGTTAAATCTTACGGATCGTCTTATGGCACTTATGGTGGTAATAGATTAAAAGACTATAAGAGCCCAAAGGATACTGATCTTAATAATAAAGATTTCAAGGATGTAAACGAGTTTAAAACGTTTAATCGAACTATTAAAGATTACGTTTTAGCTAAGTTAGGTCACCCTGTTATCGATGTTGAACTTGACGACTTTCAAATTCAAATTTGTATTGACGAAGCCATCTCAAAGTTAGAGTATCATGCTCCTGATTGGATGACTCAATACGCTACATTTGATACGTCTGCTGGTGTAAACGTATATGAGCTTCCTCCTGAAATAGCAGATAATCTTAATGATGTTTGGTATCGAAGAGACTTTTTTAAGTTTGGCGCAAACCCTGGATCACTTGAGTTTGATTTTGCTGTAATGTTCTTTACGAATACTGGCTTATTTAACAATTATAACGTTAGTCAGTATCTACTTATGCAGCAGTACCTAAAGCAAGTCAAAAATGTCTTGGGTCAAATGTCCACATGGCAACTTGTTAATAACAAGTTTCTTCATATATTCCCAGTGCCTGAGGACAATGATGAATGTGTTCTTGTAGAGTTTAGAGCTTTTGATCCAGAGACTCTACATCATGCTTATAAGAGTTGGCTTCAAAGATACACCTTAGCATTGTCTAAAGAAATCTTGGGAGGTATACGAGGTAAGTATGCAACCTTGCCCGGTCCTGGGGGTGGAACTAGATTAAACGGTTCTGAATTAATTTCTGAAGCTCAAAAAGAGAAAGAGATGTTAGTGGAGGAGCTTACCAGTGAGATAGAACCTCCTGCATTATTTGATATATTCTGATGTCTAGATTTAAGGTAAATACTCCTCCCACCAACTTTCCTGAGGAGAGAGACACAAGACTATCGTTGTTCAAAAAGAAGAACGACAAGAACTTGTTTAACATGGTGGACTATGAAAACATTAAGTTATCAGGGTCTCGTATTAAAGTATTTGAATACGTTATATCAGATGACATTGATGATATCTATCAAGAGTCCAGGCAAAAAACCATAGCACCTGAGCCTGTAACTTTATGGGCACACTATGATCCTCGCCCAATAGAAGAGAATTTATCGCAATTTGGTGTTGAGATGCAGATAGATCAGGTGTTTGTTTTTAACAAATCCTACACTGAGAATTTGTTGGGTCGAGCTATTGCCATTGGAGATGTGCTACAACCTGAGTTTCAAGAGATGAAGTTTGAAGTTTTTGAAGTTCAAGAAGATAGCTTTGAAGCTTATGGTGTTTATCATTTAATGGTTCATGCCAAGCTGCTGAGAGATACTCAAGACACCCATAATCAAGACTTCTTTGATCGACCTGATCAAGTAGGAGGTAGATTCTAATGGGTGAGAACTACAACTTAAACGTTAGAAATCAAATATTTAAACTAACGAAAACTAGACTCTTACCAGTCATTGATAATGTTTATAAGGAAAGCCTGAGAAGTATGCTGCATATCTTTGGTAACCTGTATTACATTGACGGCAATACTAATCGTGTAAAAGTAAAATGTTCTCATGGAAATCCTGAAAGGATAGCGGGTCGTCTTAAAGCAGACAACACTCTGATATTACCAATGATTACAATCGTTGAGACAGAAACTGAAAGCGACTCTAATCGTATGAGGTATCAAAACATAGTTAGTGAGAGTGTTTACGATTCTGACAAAAGACGAGCTACTCGTGTTTTAAGTTTACCACCCAGACCTGTGAACATTACTTATGATGTAAATATTTGGTGTAAATACAAGGCTGACATGGACATGCTAAGATCTAGCATTTTCTCTTTGTTTAGTCCTGATTTGAATATAGAGACTCAATTCTCAGTTCACAACAAAGCATTCATAGCAAGTGAGAGGGAAATTGGCAGTGCTACAGCGTCTGACACTGGAGACAGAGTTTTGCAGAAAACTATTAGTGTCACATTGGAAACATACATCCCAAGTCCTAAATTTGCATTTACAAATACTGGCGAGATAAAGGAGTTTAACGTTTAATGGTTCTTACTTTTAACGTAACAATATTACAAGACGGTCGTCCTAACATCACTAGAAACTTAACTAGGGGCGTGAATGCTACAAGTGATGCAGCAAGAAATGCCGCCGCTCGTTCGGCTGAATCTACTCAGGGTACGCAAGATAAAGATTCAGAATCATCAGGCCCATCTGCTAACACCAACTTGTCTGTATCTCCTGTAATAACACAATTAACTAATCAATACATTGCTACTATTAATCCTGGGTTAGACGGCGAAATTCCTGGTAACGATGTTGGACTAGATAGAGGAATGAGAGCAGGACGAGTGAATCTAACTCTTTCAAGAATTGCAACACAGGATGTGGGTATTAATTTAGGACTACCTTCTGGCATGTCAACGTCTTCTGACTTTGATGCTTAATGTTTTAAGGTTAGTTTTGAATACAGTTAAAGCTAAATATTAGTGGAGTTTCATATAATGGTTTGGACAAATTTAGGTAAGCAAAGAATGTTTGAAGAGTTCTTCTGCTCAGGTGCAGTGGATGCTACTTTTAGAGTAGTTCTATTAGATAACACCGCGACTTCCGCCCTTAATGCTGATACTAGCTCAACTGCTCAATCCTCCCTCAGTGGTGCCGTAGTATCTTCATTGCCTACAGGCAATCTAGGGGGAACCTCAGGTCTTGTGGTTTTAAGAGATGGCACGGGAGATCAAGCTAACTTTGATGTTTCAAGTGCTTCACAACTAAGTGCTAGCGCAGCAAGGGCTGTCTTACAAACCTCAAACAATTCTTTCCAATTTTCTGGGGCATTTAGTAATGCTAGATATGTTGCATTGGTAGAGGCAGGGGCTGTAGGTTCAGCCTTTACTTATTCTGATAACAAAGAAATTTATGCGTGGTGGGATATAGGAACTGATACTAATATAGCAACGGGCAATACTCTTACTATCACTAACTTATCCTTGCAAGGGCAGTAAATTAATTAACTTTCCATTTTAAAAATAGTAAATATAGTAGGAGCTTTTATATGAAAATCATAAAAAATACTAGCATGCAAGGTCTTAGCCTTCCTTTTGGTACACCAGAAGGTCCTAAAACTATTTTCTTAGCTCCTAAAGGGCAGGCTGAAATTCCTAATGCTTGGAGTTGTAGGGTTGCGGAAAATTTAGTTAGTCGTCGTATGATCAAAATCTTGATTGTCGAAGATCCTCAAACTCCCGCACCTCAGATTAGAAAGCCTGCTAAGAAGATAAAAAAATAAGAGTAGTTCATTATGGCAATTCCCACCAGTCCATCCGTTGTAGTTCTTGAAAATGATGTTTCGATTTACACACCGAACATTAATTCAAGCGTTGTAGGCCTAGTTGGCTTTGCCAATAAAGGCCCAGTTAACACACCTACACTCATCACCAGCCAAGAAAACTTGCTTAGACTTTTTGGCACTCCCGATACAGCCCTCGCTGGTCAAGGTATAGAGGGTGCTCTGGAGATTCTTGAGGCTACTAACCAGCTTTACTTTGTCAGAGGAATTAAAAGTTCTGACGCATCGGCTTACGCCTCGGCTATCGCGACAGTTGGAGCTTGCCCCGCTGTATTTGTAAGTGGTTATGTGCCAAGCACCGAAACATCTTCGATTTACTACGCTATCACTGACAACACCACGAACACAGAAGTCACAGCTACAGTCAATTTGGTTCAGACTGCTGAGTTTACGACAGCGGCTGAAATTATTAAGAACGCTTTTAATCCAGATGTATTAGGTAATCAGAACGTTTTTGCTCATGTAGATGGAAATGATATTTTCTTAGCGTCCAAGTTTGCTGGTTCAGGCGCCACACTTCAAGTTTCCTCTACCGGAGGATTATCATTCTCAGGTCTTGATTCTAGTGGTAATCCTAGTGGTTCCGGCGACATCACCTCAAATGTTACTACAAGGGGATTCGTTTCCAACAACGTTGGTCTCAACCTATATTCAATTTACCCAGGCGCCGGTTATAACCTCAGCGGTTTGAGAGATGGCAGCACTCGCGGTGTTTCTGTTGAAGTTAATAACCTTTCGGTTAGAGATCAATTTGCGATCAATAACGACGGCGGTCAAGTAGAATCTTTCAACGCTTTGGAGCTTAGTCCCTCCAGTAATGATTCTGTTGAATTTGTTTTAAACATTACGCCAGCTAACAATCAATCTGAGTATGTTTATGCAGAGCTAGAAACAAGCGCGGGGGTTGATTACGCTGCTCCTAACCGATTCGGATCTAAGGCCACTGCAACTCACTTTGCAGGTGGCAAACACTTTGAAAGCAATGCCGCAGCTACTCCAAGATTTGTTAAGACCATTGAAGGCACGTACAACTTTGCGGGTGGTCGAAGTGGTGGCACAACAGAGACCGACTTGATCGGAAGTGCTGCTAAAAAGACTGGTATTTATGCTCTTGACGATGATGGTTTAAACATCTCCATAGGCCTTGTGCCGGGAGTGACTGATGATTCGGTTCAGAATGCATTTATTACTTTAGCTGAAAGCTCTAAAAACTTCATCGCTCTTGTTGCGCCTCCTTTTGGTCTTGATGAGGTTCAAGATGCTATCAATTGGATAAACGGTGCATCCCAAGATGTTAGAGCGGCTGCTTTAAATTCGTCTTACGCTGCTGTTTACTGGCCTCATGTGCAAGTATTCAACGCATTTGCTGGTGCCGAGCAGTTCTATGATCCTTCGATATTTGCAGCTAGGCAGTATGTCTTTACTGACGCTGTGTCGGATCCCTGGTTCGCTCCTGCTGGCTTTAGAAGAGGCCGACTTACTAAACCAACAGACACAGAGTTAAAGCTTAACCAGGGGGATAAAGATTCTCTGTATGCTAATGCAATTAACCCAATAACCAATGATCCTAGCACGGGCATAACAATATTTGGTCAAAAAACAACGCAGAGAGCGCCTACTGCCCTTGACCGAGTTAACGTTCGTAGACTGATGATTTACATTCGCAAGGTGCTTCTTGAGCTTGGTAAACCATTCCAGTTTGAACCTAATGATCAATTTACGTGGGAGCTTGTTGAGGAATCAATTAATCCATTCCTTGATGATCTCCTGGCTAGGAGAGCCATTCTTGAAGGCGCTGTCAAGTGTGACTCCACCACGAACACTCCTGCAAGAGTCGATAGAAACGAGCTTTGGGTTTCGGTTACAATTAAACCCACCAAGGCTGCTGAAACGATTGTCTTTGAGGTTAACCTCACTAACCAATCGGCAACCATTAACTAAAAATAATCATGGTAGATAGTTACTTAAAAAATGAGTACAGAGCAAACTTTGAGCCGGGTAGGAGTCTTCCCAAGATTTCTACCAAGCTCGACTCTGTTCGCTCGTATCAATTCGAGATTAAATTCTTCGGAGTTCCGTCTGAGTTTATCAACACTCAACCAATTCTTACCGCTGCTGCAAAACAGGTAAGCCCTGTAGGTGGTGCTGTTGATGACATCGTTGTGGATCGTCTTAATGATAAGATGTACTACCCTGGTAAGTTCTCTCCTGAGGCTGTAACCGTCACTTTTGATAATCAGTTATTATCATTGACGACTCCAACTCTCTGGAATTGGTTTAAGACCATTTATGATCCAATAACGGGTGATATGACAAAGTTGGCTGCTCCTGGAGGTGCGGGAAACAAGTCGTTTAAAGCTTCAAAAATGACCATTCTTGAGCTTGATAATACCAATGATCCACATGCCTTTATTGAAATGTATGGCGTGTATCCAACAGGTGTTAGGTTCTCGGAGAAAAATTACGCTACAAACGATTTCTCCACTGTCGAAGTTACATTCCGCTACGACTTCCTGAACTACGACAAGATTGACGCTGGCTTCTAACCTCTTAGATCTAATTCGGATAGCCTTCTCTCTAAATAAGAGAGAGGGCTATTTGTCTATTATAAGTTATGGATAAGAGAGATTTATTAAAAAGCTTTAGCAGGGTTCATAATAAGAGCCTTCTAATACTGGAGCAAACGGGTGAGGCCGACTCTTTAATATCTCAAGCGAAAAGCGACCCCAGTCGCTTCACGTTTGGATCTCCCGTAACAGGACAGACTCCCACCGGAGAGCCTGTGGGTGTATTTATCACGGCCAAAGGAGTTACTAAAGGTGGTAAATTAGGGGGAGATGGTCGTGTAGTTGGTGGCTCAGGTCAGTTTAACTTAGACACATCTGATGGATTGCAAGGTTTCTACAAACTATTTGATGAAGATGCGTCTCAAGAAGTTCAACCTGTAATTGATGAGGAGTTGGATTCTGAGCTTTCGGAATTAGGTATTGATGTGAGTGATCCTGCTGCCGCAGCACCGTTCAAGGAGCTATACGATGAGGCAGCTAGAGTATCTGATAAGGGTTATGCAAAGAGGCTCGTGAGATCTCTGGTCGCTGATTATCCGGTGGTTGTTAAGGACGGAGAATTTTATAGAATTGAACCTAGACAGTCTAATATAGAGCGAGCTACTCAACTTGCCAATGTCATAAATGATAAAGGATCAGATGAATTTTGTGGCAGATTCAAAAAGACTGATAAGGGTGATGTTGTAGTTTATACTGACTTTGGCGAGGGTAGTAATGGCACTGTCTTTAGTAGATCTCAAGCTACGGTATTAAATAGGATGACAGGGGATTGTGAAGATCCCGAGGTAATCAATGTCATTCAGGAAGCCTCAGACAATATAGGAGGTGAGAGTAACATTCGTGGGAATGTCCTAGAGTACCCGCCAGACTTGTTTGCACTAGCTAGGACATATCTTAAGAACAAAGACTCGCTTTCTAAGAACGAATCCAAAAAGGCTTTGCGTATGATTAAAGATGTAGCTCTTAAAATTGAAAAGGGCATTAGGTCTTTGAACGAAAATAGAGAAGCATGGTTAAAGATGGCTAGAGATTCAGCTATCCCTTTAGAGAGCCAAGCTGAGTTTGATAAGATAGTGGCTCTGTTGGGAGATGAGGGTGAGAATATTAAAGCAGCTTTTCATGTAGCTTCGGTATCAAATATAGATAGATTGCCCAACTTGTCCGTGCGTAGTGGTGAAGTTGTCGGAAAAGGTAGAAAACAAGACTCAGTTGAAATTTGGTATGATGAGAATGATGCTAAAAAAGCCTTAGGTACAAAAAAAGTTAAACCTGTTAACGCTGAAGAGCTTTTTAAGAGTCTAGGTAAAGAGGATTACTACAAGGAGTTAGTAGATGCAAAGTATCTTACGCCTGGGCAAGAGATTTATATCGGTGAAATTAGCTACAAAAACTACATTGCAAAGTCTGCTGAGACAGTAATGGGTAGCTTTTCGGATAAGAACACTGCCGAGTTTATGTCGGGAAGGTCTGGTAATCCCGTTTGGAAGAGATTCTCTGAGGCTGTCAATCTTAAAGAAATCCGTAGTGAGTTTGATGAGATCAACAGACAACAGATGGAGATTAGGAAGCAGGTGGATTCACTTTCTAATGAGATATCTACAATGGTTGACGGTAAGAAAGTTCAAGTTAATGCTTTGAATACCGTCGTTGATGGCTACTTGGAAAACATTCAAAAGAATTCTAGCTTTGATGAGGTTCAGAAAAACGAACTTGCAAAGAAACTAAAAAGTAAAGTAAAGGCTTACAATAATGCTAAACCTTCAGATAGAAAGAAAATAGAAAATGAAATAAAAGATGCATTACTCATGCCTGCCTTAATGAGTAATCTGCAATCAAATCGAGCAGATAATCCCAAAGCCGTTCAAGCTTATGCATTAGCTCTGAATTATGCTCCTGGTGCTTCTCAGAGCAATGACACTATTCTACAGACGAACATGCTTAATGAAGGGGTATCTTTTATTACTACTCAAAATAAAGCTTATCAAGAGATAGCTAACTCAATCAAAAATGAGACTGGTGCTTTTTTTCTTGAAATAACAGACACAGGTTTATCTTTTAAAAGGTCTGACAATCGAAATTCATCCATAACTTTAAAAAGAGTAAAGGGTACTTTGCAATCTCGTAAATCTAATGCTATGACTAGAGAAGGTAAACAGAAAAGATTCCTGGGTGGTAAGCCTTCCCGAGAAGATTCTAGCACTATCTGGACAGCACTTAATACGCTTCAAGAAGCTCTAGGCATCATCAAAGAAAAAGTAAGAGTCATCAATACAGACTAAATCACAAAGTCTAAACATCGCAACCTGAACATCCCCGGATGAACCTGCAAAGCTTGGACCCTTTACTGGAAGATCCAACTCATTGGTTATAGCCATGGGTTCCTTACGATTCTGACCGATAAATAATAAAAACTTTCTAGAAGATTTCTTGGAATCTCGATGAGCTTGAGCTATCATTTTTGAAATTGTTGATTTAGGATTTAATAAATCACTTACTTGTTCATTATCATATCCTTTCTTACACTCAATAATGAACTTAAACTTTTCTGGTGTAATTAAGTCTCCATACACTTTTAAGTATTCAGGTAATGTATGAGTTGTAGCAAATGCACCTGATCCAGGAGTTCTACAAAACTCTTTAGTATCAAATCTATCATTAAGAGTTTTAGCAATCTTGTTTTCAAACCTATTACCTTTTGCTCTAGAGTTTACTTTCTTTTTCTTTCTCAATGGTGATACATCAAAATCGTCTTTCATATTTAATCCTTTAGACTATAATAGGCATATGGATAATGTATCATTGAATTTTAAAGATACTAAGATTAAATTAATTGAGAGGAGTAGAGGACGTATGAAAATCCAAATTAAATTTTCCAAGGAAGAAGCTGAAGGCTTCAAGAATTTTTGCAAAGTGAAGCCACCTGAATTAGCTGACGATGACTTCTACAAGCAGATTTTCTTCGCAGGCTGTAACGTGATGACAGAGCAAATTCAAGCTTTGGTTGAAGCTCACAAAAATTCTTTAAGTGAGGAGAACGCGAAAGTAGAAGAGCTTGACAAGACCGAAGATTCAAATGAGCAAACAGAAGAATAATTTCAAGGCTAATAGGGTTTACAACTCTAAGCATCTGGACTCTATAGTCACCTCTAATATTGAGGCAAAGCAGAACTCTTACTATCTAATAACTAATACTTGGGATAAAGTCTGTAATTACTTTAATGAGAGACTGCCAATTGAGGGCACAACAAATTTAAATGTTGTGGATATTTTCAATGTGCCTAATGCTCTTGATATAATCAAGTCAGCTATTAAATCTCAGAGAGAGACAATATCAACCGCATGTCTCTCCAAGTATGATCAACTTCCCATGCTTGTGGTAATCCACAAATCTTTCCCCAGAGTCGTAGCTTATAATGGCTCTGTAGGTGCGGAGATAGGAATTTAAATAGAGCTTGGATCCTTAGGAATACCTAATTTGTAATTCTTGTAGGATTCAAGCTTTTCATTATACTTTTTATTCTTAGAGTATAGTAGACGAAGATTGTTCAGTATCACTGTAGTGAAGTAGTTGAACGCTTGTCCTGATTCTCTGTTGAAATTATTGAGAACCTTTAGTATAAGTAGGAAACATTCCTGCTTGGCCTCCTCGTGATCAACATTAAATTTAAAGGATACCATGAGTCTACTAATTAGTATATCGAACATAGCAAACAACTCATCTTCATTTGCTCGATTATTGTTTTTGAACTCTTGGATTAACTCCTCAAATCTTTTGTTGTCGATATAGTAACTCACCTACCTATCATAGTCCTATGCCGCAACTAAGTTTTCAAGGTGCAAACCCAAAGTGTGAGGGTTGCCCTGCTTTGAGGATGAATCTACCCACACATACGATTATAGATTATGAGTACAAATCTACTCCAGTAGACATTCTTTTTATATCTGATTCAGCAAAGATGTTTGAAGGTGAGTTCACTGCTTTTAGACCTCAGGAGTATAACGTAATTCAAAGAGAGCTTGCTAGGTTTTCACAGGATTGGGAGGTTGGCTACACAACCGCAGTTAAATGTCCTAATATTACTTCTGAGAATCTGAGCACTGGCATCAAGAAATCCTGTAAGACTCACTTGCACGATACTATTGATCACTACAAGCCTCGACTTGTATTCGCTTGTGGCAAGGTCGCTACCACCCTTTTGTATGGAAAAGCAAGGGAGGAAAGCAAGATTCGCGGTAAGGTTGATGACCTTATCACAGAGGCAGGGACAAATTTCCAGGTAGTGCCTATCATCCACCCGTTCCAGGTCGTAGCAGAGCCTAAGAACGCCTATCTCTTCCGAACCGACCTAGAGAACGCATTAAATAACGAGCTTTTAGGAAAGGCCTCAGAAGCTCAGGTAGATCACACTCTTGCCATGAGTATAGGTGAACTGGATGAGTTGAGCGGAGAGTTTATCGACACCGAGATGGACCTCGCTGTAGACATTGAAACAACGGGTCTTAATTTTCTTGAAGACACAATTCATACAGTCTCTATGACACTCGTTAATCGTGACACTGGAGATCTTGGTAGGACTTTAGTGTTGCCTATTGATCATAAGGAGGCTAAACTTGGTTACAAGGTGAAGGGTGCTTTCATGCGATTTATCTGCAAGGCCATGGCAAACAAAAAAAATAGAAAGATATTGCAGAATGCTGGGTTCGACCTTAAGTTCTTGAAGCGTTATGGTGTCGAAGATGTATATAATGTATATGATACGAAGCTGCTGCAACACCTCTACAAAGAGGATGTGCCAAAATCTTTGGCTGATCTTGTCTACTACTACTTCCCAGAAGAAAAGTTCTAATGCTTACAGTTGAAGGTAAAAAGTTCGATTGGAAGAACATTTCATTGATTCAATGCGTTGAGGGTAACGCAAAGGATACTTACGCCACCGCAAAGGTGTATGTAAAACTACTTGAAGAGGTTCGACACAAGAAGCTAGAGCACCTGTATGAGAAGTTGATTGCACCCTTGACAGTTGCCTTCCGTGACATGGAGTTTGAGGGTTTGCTTATTGATGAGGATAAGCTGAATGAATTGGACCAGCAACTTCAAGACAAACTCAAACTGGCAGACATTGCCTTGCGGGAAGCTGCCGGTTTGGATGAGGATGCCAATCTTAACTCTACTAATCAACTTGTAAAGATTATCTACTCATTCGAGAAGAGTGAGGAAGGCGAGTGGATTCAAGTTGACGACTTTGGTCTTGGATTGTATCCTTTCGAGTTCACTAAGAAGGGTGCTCCTTCTACCAATGAAGAAACGCTGACCAAGGTTAAGGCCATGGTCGAAGAAGAGTTCACAGCAAGAGGCTTGAAGGTTGAATAACGAGGAAGTAAGCATCGCTAAGGCGGTTTTGAACAACATGTCCGATGGTCAGTTGAAGGCTGCTAAGAAGTTCTTTGATCGCTTCTCAGAGTATAAGAAGCTGACCAAGCTACACTCTGTTTATATTGAAGGTGCTCGCACTGCATTACAGAATACCGGCAACAGCCGAATGTATGTGAAGTATAATATTGATGGCACCGTTACGGGTCGTATCTCAAACTCAGGTGCCAACGTCGGCAGGAAGAAGACTGATAAGATTGGTGTGTCCTTCCACACTCTTCCTCGCGAATCGCTTGATGTAAACATTCGTGATTATGTGGTAGCCCCAGAAGGACACGACTTTATCACGATTGACATGAAGGCGATGGAGCTAAGAGTTCTTGCTCACGTTGCTAATGAAGAGAATATGATTCACGCTTTCAAGTCTGGCGTTGATCTGCACAGTTATTCTGCTGGATTGACCTTCAATAAGGACCCTAAGGATGTGAGCAAACTTGAACGGCAAATCGCAAAGGAAGTGAGCTTCTTAACAGTGTATGGTGGGACTGCATATACCCTTGCTTCAAAGCGTAACATTCCTGAGGACCGCGCTGAAGAGATCATCAATAGCTGGCTAGCCGCTTTCCCAGGTGTGAGCCGCTACATGAACACTATTGATGATTACATTAAACAGTTTGGTTACGCTAAGACCATCTTCGGTCGCTATCGTCACCTACCTAATGTTCGATCACCCTTCAAGGGTGTGCGTAGGGAAGCGTTCCGACAAGGTCTAAACTTTACAATCCAATCTGCCGCTAGTGACATTCTATTGTGTGGTATGCTTGGTGTGATTGAAAAGCTCAAAGGCATGAAGGCTAAGGTTGTAGCTACGGTTCACGACTCAATTGAACTTATAGCTCCCAAGGGAGAAACTAGAAAGGTCGTTGAGATTGTCAGTGACGAGCTTGAAAATTATCACTACCTAAAAGACAATTTCAATATCCATTTGAAAGTTCCCCTAGGTGTGGATGTCGAAGTCGGTTCTAGTTTTGGTAATGGTGTGGAATATAAACTCTAACGACCAAGATAGTCCATCACACCCATCCATTTAGGTGCTGTGGCTCTAGGTTGTGTTTGCCACTCAAGCAATCCAAATGATCCATACCTACCATAATTACCTGTTGCTCTGTAAAGCATAAACAGGTCTCCGCCCTCGCCAAACCAACGATCTAAATCATTGTAATATAACTGACGCATACCCGCGTCTCTGTTAGCTTGCACAAATAAGTTTGTAAGAGCCTGATTGTTTTGTGCGGACCCTACTCCCACTAAGTGTTGACCACCTTCGTAAGCTAATAGCTGTAAGCCTCTTTGTGTGGTATCAATTCTATTTTGTCTAGTGTATACATTATGATTGTCGTCAAGATCTAACTGACACAGCGACAGGATGTGGGAAACGGAGAACGTAGAAGCTTGTGGGTAGTTACTGGGATTACCTAATGCTCCGCCAAAATAAGGGGCCACTGCAAAAGCATCTGCATTCTCATAGGCGTTTTGCCAGTCCATGATTTGTCTATTAATCCAAGGATTGACACTCTGACCTGCCAAGGTGCGAACAAGTCTTCTTTGATTTAAGGGACTGTATATGTTAGAGAATAAGTTAAACACTTCAACTGATCTCTGAGAATAGTAACGCCACCCAGCATGCCAAGGTTGAGGGTGTAGTCCCAATGCTGTTCCCTCGTTTTGAGCATACTGACACTGATCAAAGATGCCATTCCAAACTTCGTTGCTGTACTCCAAATAAATTGTAAGTGATGGATCTAAGGCTATGCGACATAGAAGTGCAAGATACTGAACATATAGGTCGTTTGCCATGTGAGGCACACAGATCCACATGTGCTTCTTTGTTTTATTGCACAGGTCGATCATGTAAAGAGGGTGAACTCCCTCTGACGTAGCCTGAGTATAATTAAAAAAGTTAGTAGCTTCATACCAGTGAATCACAGGGTTATCGTTTGTTCTACCCCAGTTCATAAACCTGATAGTATCGAAAGGCTCTAAGCTTTTCATAAAATCAGGATGGAAGATTCTGTTGGAGTTGTCATACCCAGGCAGATACACTCTAATATTTTCAATGGGCTGCACGATGTCTGTAATCCTAAGAGTAAAATACCCATCGCTCGGAACCTGTAAATTAATTTTAATGTGACCTGGATTCTGCTCTACGATTGTAACAGATCCGTTACCACCTGCTAAAGGCTTGAGAGTTCCGATACCATCGTAACGAATGTTATAGATACCATCAGGATAATTAGGAGACCCATCAGAAAAGATGATAGATTCAATCCATTGATTAGGCTCAAGACTTTGAGGCCATCCTAGATCATCTGTGTTGATTGCAGGACCGCCACCCCAAGAGAAAGGGCTAGCTTGATGACTTACCCACTCGCGAGAACTTTTAAAGGCGTCTACAAAAGGAGTTTGCTGGTGCCAGTCTGTGACTGTTTCTAAATTTACACCAACAGGCCCTTGTGGGGCGAGAGCTAATAGCATCGAAAGTAGCATACCCTTATATAGGTGTTACTACTTTCTAATCCTCTTACCTTGCTTGTCGAACTTAAGAGCACCCATATCCTTCATCAGTTGGATATTAGCCGCTCCAATCTTCTTACCCATCGCTCTCTTCTTAGCAGCTATTTTGGATTCCTGCCCTCTAACACCCATTTTGTTTACATCTCTTCTAGACATTGGCTTTTCAGTGGTGCCCTTTTTAAAGTTTTCCTTACCGCCCTTTACATCACTCTTCGCCGGAACTTGACGAGTAGGAGCACTTGGACCCTCTGCACCCTTGGCGGGTTGAATTCTTTCTCTACGGAACTTGCCTCCACTTCTGCCTAGTGTGTCTCTGCGAGCAGGACTTGCTTTCTTGCTCACGGGCTTTGGGTCTTTCTTAGCCTTTTCACTCTTGTATGCGTCAGGATCACCGCCTGCCTGCTGAATAGATGAAGGAGTGGTTTTCATTCTTGGATCGTCACCTTCTCTGACACAGTTGGGAACCATTTTATTACCCTTCTTTTTTAAACCTTTTTGAGTCCAACCAACCCAGCATTTTTCAGCCAACATCTCAGACATTTTTTGAAGAGTGTTGGGGTTAGCATCCGTGGAGCAGTTCCACTTGCGGAGAGCCTTGTTGATACGGCTGTCAGGATCTCTTGCAGTCTTAGCAGAGGTCATTCTTTTTTTCATACCACCCATTCTAGCACAGAAGGACTTGCGACGTTTAGCAGATTTACTGCCTTTTTTAAGTTTAGAGGGCTTTGTGGTTACAGCAGTCTTAAGCTTTGACCCAGGGTTGGCTGCTCTATACCTTTTAACTCCTTTAGCCGTGAGGCCTCCCTTGGCAGACTTGTCTCCACTCTTAACAGAGAACTTTTTAGGCATCTTACCTTTTTCTAACAAAGCTTGCTTAAACCTTCCAACCATGGCTATAATACTCCTAACCTATTTACCCCTATGATAGACTTTCTTAAAGATAAAAAGAGTTCAGTTTCTTTGGTTGACCGTATGATCGCTGATTCAGCCTTAAAGACTGTAAACGCAGCTAGGTGTTCATACGACTTTGAAAAAGATGAGTTTGATGAAAAGGATCAAAGACTGACTAGGTTTCTCTGGAAGCATGAACACACATCTCCCTTCCGTCACAGCTACTATACATTTCAAGTGAAACTGCCTATTTTTGTGGCAAGGCAGTTGATGAAATATCAAGTGGGTTCGGGGTTTAGGTCAGTAGAGGCTGACGGAAGGGAGATATTTATTGAAGAGTTTGATCACTTGTATGACATTGACAAGGGCTGCTCTTGGAATGAGGTTAGCGGTCGATATACTCAGACATCAGAGGATTACTATATTCCTGCGGAGTTGAGGTCCAATCCCCCACATGGGAACAAACAGTCTTCTGGTGAATATGAGAATCCAATGGATGAGAATACCATGGGCTACATGTATCCTGGGGAGGTCATTGAATACATGGAACAACTATGCACCAATGCTTTGCACACATATAATCGTATGTTAAAGAATGGCGTAGCAAAAGAGCAAGCTAGAGGGATTCTCCCTCAGTGCATGTATACTAAAGCTTACTGGACTCTCAGCCTACAAAGCGTGATTTGGTTTTTACATCAACGCTTGAAGCCCGATGCTCAGTATGAAATTAGAATGTTAGCTGAGGGGATCTATGAGCTAATGAGGGATGACTTGTGCAAGCTTGGGATTACGAAGGAGAGTCTGTGAAGAAATGTCTCATTATTGGAGACACGCACTACGACACTAAATGTGAAGGCTATCTCCAAAGCCAAATAGAATCTACGATCAGGCTTGTTAATGAGCACAAGCCTACTCATGTTGTTTTTCTAGGTGACATTTATCATCATAGAAAACCTTCCCCTGAGGTAATTGTAGCAACTCATAAAATGTTTCAGAAGCTGGCTCTTACCCCAGGTCTGAAATTCATGTATGTGCTTAGAGGAAACCATGACTCGCAAAATAGAAACGATGACGGGTTGACTGCGCTGGAAACACTTTGCTACCCAGGGTCGAAAGTGCGGCTTGTCCAGCAGACCTTAACTGATACTGATCTTAAATTTTTATTGATACCGCATTATGAGAATGAAGAGACGATTAAGGAGCACTTACATCGAGGATCTGATGATAATTATATCGCTTTCGGCCATTTCAGCTATTGCCCTGCTCACCTTGGCATCCGTGGCTTTGATTCTGACCTTAAGTTAAAAGACTTTGGATGCAGGACAATTCTTGGGCATATTCATAAGTATCTTGAGGATGAGCATGTAACTATTCTAGGAACTCCTTGGTCCACTAACTTTGGAGAAGCTGATAATGAACACTACGTTGGTATCTTGGAGGAAAATTCTAACGGCTGGGGGCCTCTTAATAAATTTAAAGTAGGATTTGGGCCACGTTTTTATGAAGCTCCTTATGATGCTCTTGAAGCAATGAGAGACGAAATATCAGATCCAAATTATTTCACTCTTCTGCGCGTAACCATTGATAAGTTTGCAGATGAACCACCCTCACTACTACGGGCCGACATTGCTGATAAATTTAAAGTGGCTCATGTTGATTTGAAATTTCAACCCGTTTACGACGATACTTTAAATGAAAGGTTGTCGGGCTATGATCCTAATGTCCCTTTAACGGTAATTGATACGGATATTATCAGCAAGTATATTGATGAACAATGTTCAACGATACCAAAAGATAGGCTAGAGTCAGGCCTAAACCTCATCAAAGATTATGCAGATCAAGAAGATCACGGCTAAGAACTTTTATTCATTCAGACGTTTAGATCTAAACTTTTCCGAATTCGACGGCATCACCAGGATCCTAGGTCGAAATAAAGATAGTGGAGGATCTAATGGCGCTGGCAAGAGTGTTCTGTTTGAGGCCGTCACTTGGGGTATTTACGGTACCACAATTCGTAAGTCTACTGAAGCGGCTCTAGTTAACTCTCAGGCTGGTAAGGATTGCTCTGTATGCGTTGAAATTGAGAAAAAGGGCATTGGTACCATCATAATTACAAGGTCTAAGAGGCCCACTGGTTTGGACGTGGAGGTTAACGGAACCCTGATAAACAAGGCTAACGCGACTCAGACTCAAGATGCGTTGGAGGAGTTGCTTGAGAGTGATTACAAGTCTTTCCTTGCGTCTGTAGTATTCGGTCAGCATTCCACGTTTACCTTCCTCGACTCGACCCCAGAGGATAAGCGTAAAATTATTAAGAACTGTTTCAACCTAGACGACATCTTTTCAAAGCGTGCATCCGTTAAGCAATTAAAGTCTTCGTATCAAGGTGAGTTGAAAGTGATTGGAACCCTGTTAGCTAACCTTATCAATGAGAAAGATAAGTTGCAGGCTGAAGTTCCTGATGATAAGTATAAGTTGATTAAGTTACCCAGCCTAGAAAAGATTCTAAAAGATGAATCTAAGATTAGTGAGAATGAGAAACACATTCGAGAATATCAGAGGGCAATAAAAAAAGAGCGTGACCGACTTCGTAGAATTAACGATGCAATTAAAGAAGGAGTCTACGAGGATGAGAAAGAGTGCCACGTATGTAAAAGCAAATACACCAAGTCTCAAACCAAACAAGATGTTATCAGTCTTAGCGGGGACGCGGATGAACTCTCACAGCAAATCAAAGAAAAAGAGATCTTGATTAAGGATCTTAGAGACATCAATGAGACATTAGTTCCTAAAATTTCTTCGTCTGAGTGGGCCAAATACAATAAAAAAAATAAACAGATTGAAAATGCTCAAAGTAGCATACATAGACTATCCCAAGTATCAGCACAGTTAGAGGAATACGAGGCCAAAAGGCTGGAGCTTGATTCTTTACTTGAGGTTATGAAGTTCTGGGAGATTGCTTTCTCAGAAAAAGGACTTATTCGTTACATTATTAGGAACATTTTGGATTACTTCAACTTAAGGTCTAACGAGTATGCTTCAATCCTAACTGGTGGACAGTTCTCTTTGGAGTTCAATGATGAGTTGTCAGAAACCATTCGTAACAACAACGTAGAGACCAAGTATATTTCTTTATCTGGTGGTGAGAAAAGAAAGGTTAACTTGGCTATCATGTTAGCTCTTCAAGATCTTAGCTCTAAGATTTCGAGAACTGATTGCAACCTATTGTTCTTCGATGAGGTTTGTGATAATATCGACAATCCTGGTATCTTGGCCGTCAGTAATCTTCTTCGCACTTTAGAATCCCAGAATCCTGAGAGGAAGGTTTTAGTGATTACACATAATAATTATTTACAGGAACTTCTGGGAGATACAAACGCAGTTACAGTTAGAAAACACAAAGGAATCAGTAAGATTAGCAATGGCAATTAAACAATTAGATAGTATGGGTCAAGAAATCTTCATGTCTCGTTACGCTTACCCAGGCGAAACGAAATACTCTGAGAGATGCAAGTCGATGGCGAAGCACATCGCCTCTGTTGAGAGTGAAGAAGAAATTGAAAAGTATGAGAAGAAGTTCTACGATGCTTTGAGCACAGGTGATCTCGTCCCTGGTGGTAGAATCATTTATGGTGCTGGTCGTAGCCAGCAGAATCTTCTAAATTGTTATGCCATTGAGCCTGAAGACAGTGTAGAATCTATCGGTAAAACCATTCAAGATATGTATCGCATCTCCTGTGGAGGCGGTGGCATTGGCTTCAACTTTTCTAAGATTCGTCCGAAGGGCGATGATATTGGTAATGTAAAGAACTCCGCTCCTGGCTCAGTGTCAGTGATGCAAATGATTAATGAGGTAGGAAATCATGTTAAAGCAGGTAAAAACAGAAGGACCGCACTTATGGCGGAACTTAATGTGGATCACCCTGATCTATTGGACTTTTTGCATATTAAGCTGGATCTTTCTCAGCTAACGAACTTCAACATCTCAGTTGCAATTACTGATAAGTTTATTGAAGCTTGTGAGAATGACGACAACTGGCAGTTCAAGTTTGGCAACAGAGACTACAAGGTCTACTCAGCAAATAGAATCTCTAGCGACGGCCACAGTGAAGTTATCAACATTGTTGGATTGTCAGAAGAGGATGCCCTGGGCCGTGCAAAGCAACACCATCTTCGCGGTTGGGACGATCAGTTTGAAGATGTTCAGGAAGTTCAGTTCAAGGCCATTGATCTGTGGAATCGTTTGTGGGAAAATGCGGTCAAGTCTGGTGAGCCGGGTATTTTCAACCTGTCGCTGACCAATCGATACACCAACATGTCATACTTCCTTCGCATGAATGCCACCAACCCTTGTGGTGAGATTCCCTTGGACTCGTATGCTAACTGCTGTCTGGGTCACGTTAACCTTTCTAACATGGTAAACGAGGATGCTAGTGATTTAGATTGGAACCGACTTGCTAGAACTATTCGCACTGGCATTCGATTCCTGGACAACACCCTGACTGCAAACCATTACCCGATTGAGGAGTGTAAGATTGCGGGTGATCGATCGCGTCGTATTGGCCTTGGCACGATGGGTCTGCACCACATGCTGATTAAGCTCGGCATCAAGTATGGTACTGACAAGTGCATCGAATTCATTGATCGTCTTTACACTACGATTCGCAATGAGTCTTACCTTGCCTCGGTTTACATCGCTCGCGAGCGTGGCTCCTTCCCTGAGTTCAACGCCAGGAAGTATCTTAATGAAGAGTTTGCTAAGACACTTCCGGCTCGCATCAGAATGCTCATCAAGGAGCATGGTATCCGTAATGCAGTCATGCTTACTGCCGCTCCCACGGGAACTGTCGGCATGATTCACGGTGCATCTACGGGTATTGAGCCTATCTTTGCTCCTATGTATGACCGCCGTTATCGTGAGGGAAATACTTGGAAGTCTCAAATGGTTCTAGATCCTCTGTTCAAAAAAGATCTTGAATCTGGCGGCAATGGTCGTCACATCGTAGGATCTTACGATATTACTCCTGAGCAACACATGGCAGTTCAAGCCTGTATTCAGAAGTATGTGGATAATGCAATCAGCAAGACTATTAATCTTCCTGAAGATGCTGACCATAAAGTTGTCTCTAAGATGGCTTTGAAGTATGCTCCATACCTTAAGGGCATGACTGTTTATCGTGCTGGTTCAAAAGGTATGGAGCCTCTTAAAGCACTCCCACTAACCGACGAAAACATTGCTAAAGCTAAGGAGCTTGTTGCAAGTGAGCAAGCTGAGGCTGAGATGGTTGTTGAGGCTTGCAAAATTGGCGGGGAGTGTGGCGCTTAATGCCTTACTATAACTATTACTGCGAGGAATGTGACAAAGAGGAACTGCGTCACATTCCTTTAATAGACGATGTATTTACTGAGCAAGTCTTAGTCAGTAGCCTCAGCCAGGAAGAGATTGACGCTCTTCCTGATTGGGATGACCCTAGGGATTACGAACTTTACAAGGAAGTTAAGTATGGTGATATGCCTCCCGACGTGGTGGATTGTCACTGTGGAGGCATGGGCGAGAGGATAGTTGATGGTGCTCCTAGCATTAAGCATGGAAGAAACTCATACCATGCTTTAAAGGAGAGGCAGAGATTTCATCACTATGGCATGGATAAAAAACAAGCCGAAAAGTTTTATGAAGAATCTTGCAACGCATCCAAAGAAAGGGTAAAGTCTGGAGATCAGCACTATAAGAGAGTCTTGCCCAATTGGAAAAATCTTGAAAAACAAGGTCTTGTAAAACGCCGTAAACAAAATGATGCGAGTGAGATGGCTCAGAGACTTAAAGACAACAACCGTGTTTTGACCAAAGACGGTACTATTGGAAAAGCAGCTAGGAAAAAGTAAACCCCGATCCTATCATAGTATATGCCCTACCACATTAGCGACAACACCAAGCGGGGTTGTCTGTATCTACTCAAGAAGGATATTGAGTTCTTCTCTGAGATTGTACCACTGTTGAAGTCGGACTACTTCGACTTTCCTGCCTACAAGAATGTATTCTTGGGGGTAAGGAACTACTACGACAAGTACCGCAAGCTACCGTCTGACTCAGTCTTACCAGATTTTATTAATGCTAGTGTGTCTGGAGCAGCAGAGGCTGGAATTGACTACGAGAACACACTGGCTGAAATCAATACAATTGATAAGTCCTGTCTCGGCGACCGTGAGTTCCTTTTAGATACGGTAGAGGAGTTTGCTCGCCAGAAGGCCATGGATGTTGCTGTCCGCAAGGCGATGGTGATCCTCAATGAGGAGGGCGAGATTGCTGAAGTTGAAGAGCTTGTAAAGAATGCTCTATTAGTTAATCGTAACGTGGATGTCGGCCAGGACTATTTTGAAGAAGTTCAAGCTCGACTTCTACGGTCTTATCAGGATAACAGCGAGCGAAAAATTTCTACCGTATTTGCTACGCATGATAGGCACCTTGAGGGTGGGTTAGCTGCTAAAGAGCTTGCAATCGTTGTTGCACCTCCAGGAGTTGGCAAGTCTTTGTATCTTGTTAATCAAGGTGCTCACGCTATTTACGAGGGTAAGAACGTTTTGTATCTTTCCTTAGAGATGAGCCAAGACAAGATTGCAGGACGTTTCGACTCGGTACTTACAGAGATTCGCAACTCTGATCTTAAAAAGCCTCATGCCCAGTTGAAGCTTAAGGATCGACTCAGGGAGGTTAAGACTAAAACTAACGGTAGATTGATTATTAAGGAGTTCCCAACAGGAGCCTCCAATGTGAATCAGTTGCGAGCCTTGCTTGTGCAGCTACGCCTTCACAAGGACTTTGTGCCTGATCTAATTATTGTAGACTACCTGGAGCTTCTTCGTCCCAATCGCATCATCGACTCTGAATATCAGGCTCAACAAAGAATCGCTGAAGAGCTTCGGGGTCTTGCGGTGGAGCATAAATGCCTAGTTTGGACAGCTTCTCAAACTAATCGTCAAGCTCGCCGCGTTAACATCATCACAGATGCAGAGCTTGGTGATTCCTATGGAAAAATTAGACCAGCAGACTGGGTTATCTCTTTAAATCAGACTCAAGAGGAGTATGATGAGGGGCAGATGCGGGTCTTCGTTATCAAGGCTCGCGACTCCAAACAACACTATCTAATTAATATTGGGATCGACTACACGACCCTTCAGATGAGAGAACCCTCCCATGAAGAACAACAAGCCGAGTGATTTTCCCTTTATAAAGGATAAAAAGCATGTCTACAATAAACTTATAGACAAAGAGATTGGAGAGGTCAATCTGGGGTGGGCGACCTTTGTATTTGAGCTTCACTCTGATCTTTACGAAGCTGACCAAAAAGTAGATGGTCTATGTATTTGGGACGAGCGTAAGATTAAATTAGAAATGAATCTTGATGATATTGACGCAAGAGAGACTATAATTCATGAGATTTATCATTGCATGCTGGAGAGTGTAGGTCTTGATGAAAAACACTTTGATCAGCAAAGAATGTTTTTGACAAACGAACAACTTGTGGTAGCATTATCGAAGCAGACTATGACTCTGCATCATCTCAACCCTAAACTATTTGCAACAATTTATGCTTGATCCTAACGATATTACACAGGAAACTTATCAGAACATTATTAAGGGAATGGGCCAAGTAGCTCAGGATCCTAATGAAGTTGCTGATCAACTTCGTAAAATTTCAGCACTCTACGGCTATTATTATGGAATCATGATTAAGTCCAAGAGACTTCTGGATAACGCTGAAGCTGCCCTGGAAAACTACAAGGCCTCTGCTCGCACTGAAAAACGTAGTGAGGGTGTGAAGCTGACCGCAGTCGCAGCGGAGGATTATGTCCAGTCTCTTGAATTGACTGGTGAACTACATAATGAAGTTCTACGTCTCAAGGAATGCTATGGCTATGCTAAAGGCATCTGTAGCACCTTGGACATGAAGAAAGATATGCTTGTCCAGCTTTCCGCTAACAGTCGGCAGGAATCCAAGCTTTACCAATAACTTGTTAGCAACTCAATTGCAATCGATAGCCTAAAGGAGAATACAATGGCAAAAACACTAGCAGAACTACGAGAGATGCACAAGAAGATCATGCACGAAGATAAGCCACAGGGTGGTGGCGGTCAGGGTGCATCCAACTGGGCGACGTTTCAGGACGGAGATAACTTCGTTCGTTTTCTTCCCGGCAAGGATGACCCTTTGGAATTCTTTGTAGAGGGCGCTGTTCACAAGTATCAAAACAGCGAGGGTCAGTGGCGGAACTTCAAGTGCCGTAAGACTCAGGGTGAAAAGTGTCCTGTGTGCGATTACTACTTTGACCTTTGGCGTCGTCACAAGGAGTTGAACCTAGGAAAGGACTCGACTGGTAAGAACGTTAAGTCTAAGTTTGGTGATTTAGCGACGCAGCTTAAGGCCAAGCCTCGATTCTACTCGATTGGTGTGGTTCGTTCGCTTGAAGAGGCTGGTGAAGATCCAGTCAAGTACATCGCCATGAGCAAGCAGTTGTTCGATCGCGTGATGTCAGCTATGATCAACGAGGACTTCCAAGATGAGGATGATCCTGATAACAGCACGATCATTGACTTGGAGCGTGGTAACGACTTCAACATTCGTATTACTAAGCAGGGTCAATGGCCTAGCTTTATCGAGTCTAATGCTAAGTACAAGAAGACTCGCGCTGGAAATCCTGCTCAGGTTGCTGAGTGGATGGATAATGAGTTGAACCTTCAATCTCTCGTTGAGATTGGTAGCTATGAGGAGGGCAAGGAACTTGTAATGAACCTTGAAGCCTCTCTCAACCCCGTTAAGACCGAGACCACCTCGGAAGCTCCACCCTGGAGTGATGATAAGGGAGATTTGCAAGTATGATGAGTAAGAATTTTTGGTTGACAGGCTTTTTCGTTACAGTATTTGGCCTTCTTTGTACTGGTTGCGCGTTAGCGGAGAGTCTTTTCGCTGACAAGGTAGTTACAACCATTGGCAATGTGACTCCTGCGGGTCGTGCTGAGGCAGTTCCGGCTGACCTTGGCATGCTTCCTCCAGAGGTTGCGGGTAAAATGGCAGCTACAGGAGAGACAGTTGTCTTGGTGGATAAGCAATTTGTGCTTGATCCAATGGCAGATGTTGTTGATGTTATGGATCCAGGTGCAGAGGCTCTAGATTCGGCTATCAGCATGGCCCTTGGAGGTCTGAACACAGTCTTCCCCGGTGTTGCTGCTCTAGAGGGTCTTGGACTTCTCTTTTCTAAGCGTAAGCGTAAGCACTACGGTGCTGCTGTAAAGGCTGCTGTTCCTGGTAATGGAAAGATGGAGCTAAAGGATGCCGTGATGTCTATCGGCAAGGCGATTGGCGCTGCCCACAGTTCTGATGGATCTAAAAAGGTCTTTGAGGACGAAGTTAAGAAACCTACGGCTTCGGCGTAAAAAACATGAGTGATTCTCAACAAAAAGAAATCCAACGGGCACGCATGTTGGTGCTCGTTGGTGCGGGTCTTTCCTTCTTATTCTCTGTGAGCCTATGGTTCTATGGGATGAGGGATGAAGGATTGTTCGTTGGTTTGTGGGTTCCCTCTATCTTGGGACTTGGAAACTTGGTATTGTGCCGCGATGGTTGATTACGTTATTTTCATTTTTGGACTGTGCGTGACAGTCATCGTGGGTTCTGGATTGGCTACGCTTATTATTTCAAACAACCGTAAGCCATAAAAAAACTAATACGAAGATTCATATGTTTCTACCTCAGGTTTATAACCTGAGGTAGTTTTTTTATACCCATGGGACTATTATATTCTCATGCGTAAATTGAAGATATTAGTCGTTTTTGCAAATCATGGAGGCTGTAGTTACTATCGTCAATTATCTCCCATGAAGATGATGCAAGAGGAGTTAGCTGATAAAGTTGAGATTAGATACAATGATAATCCTCTAGAGGTTGATGTCGAGAAGAATTATGCGCCGCCTAATGATAAGCTAACAGACATGAATTGGGCCGACGTTGTTTTCGCAGCTAACATACTAAAGTATGGAGGTCCTTATACCGCTCGTGTGGTGGGTATCGCCAAAGAGCTTGGTAAGTTTGTACACTTTGATACTGATGACCTACTAACTGGATTGTATGAAGAGCATCATCTGTACGAAACTTATAAAGACAATAAATTAGACGAGATAACAAAGTTCTGTTACCATCACGCAGATCTTGTTACTGTTACTCAATTAAAGTTTGCTGATAGAATCAAACCCTTCGTAGGGAGGTGTTTAGCTGTTGTGAAAAATGTAATTGATTACAGCCTTCCCGCTTGGAATCACCCTAAGACAAAGAGGAAATTTACAAGAATAGGTTACGCTGCGGGTATTCACCACAGAGGAGATGTTAAGGTATTTAATGCTATCCCTCACCTAGTGAACCAGAAAGTAGGCAGGGAAAATGTTCAATGGAATTTTTATGGACATCCACCACCGGACCCTAAGAAGAAAGGAACATGGGAAGCCAAAGTTTGGCCTGAGTATATGTCGCAACTATTAAGAGGGTTTAAGGGTCAAAAGAATTACAATATTCATTATGCCCTACCTCCTAATGATTACGGCAGATACTACGCAGATATGGATGTTGCAATAGCTCCGCTCCAGATGAATGACTTCAATGATTCCAAATCTGATATTAAGGTAGCGGAGTGCTCCAGGTATAGAATACCGTTGGTCGCAAGTAATGTGGGTTGCTATGACGAGACTATAGTTAATGGAGAGACTGGGTACCTCATTGATCCTGATGCTCCTAAGAGTGAATGGGTTAAAGTCTTAAGCAAACTTTGCAAAGACAAGAAGCATCGCATTGAACTTGGTCAAAATCTTCATGAAAAAACCAAAGAGTTGTTCGATGGTCGTAAGCAATGCCTGATGCGTTACAATCTTTACCTTCAGGCTATGAGGGACACAAAACACAAGCTATATGAAAGTTTTAGTAACAACCTTAGTTAGGAATGAAGAGAGGATAATTCCTTACTTCATACATCACTATTCTGATATTGCAGATAAAATTGTTTTAATAGACCATGAGTCTAGTGATAATACTGTTGAAGTAGCTAAGAAAGTGTCTGAGGATACAGGTGTTAGCCTTGATGTCTTCACCATGCGAAATGACGGTTACGACGAGGTAATGCTCAAGAACGTTAAGGAGAACGCCTACAAGAGCTTTAGGAGCGACTTTGACGTGATAATAGTGGTGGATGCTGATGAGTTCTTTCACCACCCACAGGGCACGAGAGACAGGCTAGAAGAAGTTCTTGGTAAGCACGAAAAGTTTGCCATTAAACCTTATGGCTACCAAATGGTTAGCAAATCCTTCCCTGAGTATTCTGATGTGAAGCTGACTGACATCATTACTGAAGGAGCACCTTCGGAGGCTTTTTCCAAAAAGAGTTGCTTCTCCTCTAATCTAAATCTTTCTATAGCTTTTGGTATGCACATCAGTGAGCACTATGATGATCTTAATGAAAAAATTACTGCATTAGAAGGCTCTGGCTTTATGTTACTACACTACAAGTATATCAATGTAGACCATCGCATTGAATCCATCAAAAAAACTAAAAGAAATTTAAGTCAGCTTGGGCATGAAATGCTTAAAGTGGGAATTAATAAACAGTTTTTAGCCAGTGAAGAGAAATTAATAGAGGATTTTAATAATCATTATGAGCAACGAGAACAGCTTAATCTTTAAACACAGTGGAGATTTAGGAGATATTATTCTAAGTCTACCCGCTATGTGTGAATCAGGGGGAGGGTCTTTACTGCTGGACCCAGAGGGAGGATTAAGGGAACCTCTTGTGCGTTGGGCTAACTACAACCATACAAAACTAAATAAGGGATCAATAGATTTTATAACTCCGTTACTAGAGAGACAGTCTTATATTGACTCGATTGGCTATTGGGGTGAAGAGAAAGTTGATGTAAATCTAGACAAATTTAGAATGCACAATAAGTATAACTGTCTCATGTCTGCACATTTAGATTCTGTAGGCAAGCTTTCGACTAGGGGTAAGTGGAGTGGTACCCCTTGGATAGATGTTCCCTCTCTTGAACTTCCTGAAGGCAAGAAGTATATTCTGAGTAGAAGTTGTAGATATCACTCCAACTACACTTTTTGGGAAACACTGGACGACAGCGTTATTGATTCTTCTGTCTTTGTATCACTTGATTGGGAATATGAATACTTTATGAAAACTTTCCCAAGATATCAGGGTAGAGTTGAAAGGCTTGATACCTCAGATGCGCTTAGTCTAGCTGGTTATATTAAATCTGCTGACATGATTATAACTAATCAAAGTTTTGTATATTGTTTAGCAGAAGCTATGAAAAAGAAACTGATGTTGGAGGTCTACAGGGTTCACCCATCCTCCATAATTCAACGAGAAGGAGCAACATATGTCTAAGATTCATTTTATTACTGATTTTATTAAAAAGCAAGAGGACTTTGGTGGAGCCGCCATGACAGGCGAGGTCTACCTAGACTTTATACGTAGCCTATATGGGGATAGACTTCATATCTACACTCACAAAGATCGGCCACCACAACCGAACGAAGAAGACCTGTTTATCTTTGGTAATAGATCTTTGTATCCTGAAACATACCTTAACTCATTCATAGGCTCAAAGTATATTATATTTGAGCATGACCACCAGTATGATAAGGGTAAGCCAGGGACAGATGGTAGAAATCCTTGGATTCATAACATGGAAGGTCTAGTCCCTGACGAGCACAAGCAGCAATTGGATTTTTACAAGAATGCAAAAGTTGTTTTTGTCCTAACAGATTTTCACAAGTCCATGTTTGAGAAAAATAACATAGAGTGTAATCTGGAGAACATAAAGTGCTCCCTTTTCAGTAGACAAGACTTAGATCTGATAAGGAGTATAAGTAAGGATAGCTCTCCGTCTTCTAGAAAGATATGCGTTCATAACTCTAATGTTTGGCTTAAGGGAACCGCTCAAGCCGTGGATTTCTGCAAAGGAAATAAGCTTGAGTATGACCTTCTTCCTGAGTCATCATCAAGAGAAGAGTTTCTTAGAAACCTATCAAAATACTCTACACTAGTCTTCTTCCCGCTAAGTCCAGAGTCTTGCTGTAGGTTCGTTATGGAGGCTAAGATGTTGGGTCTTAACGTATTGACGAGTCAGAACTATGGTGCAAGCACCTCCGAATGGTTTACCCAATCTGGTAATGATTTAATAGATACAGTCGAGAACTTGAACTATAATTATGCACTACCGCTCATAGAGAAGTACTTAAAACAATATGCTGGATAATTATAAAAAATTAGATAATGGTGTCATTGTTCAGGAAGATCGAAAGATCACAATGAATTACGACCAGGATTACATAAAGTCCTCATACTCTGAGGAGGCTATGAAAAATATCTCATACTTAAGGTATGGATTCCTAGCTGGGTACTTGTCAAAAGCGGGCTACAAAAATGTTAAGGGCTTGTCTGTGTTGGATGTTGGTTATGGGTTTGGACATTTCTTAAATGTCTGCTCTAATGCAGGTATGCAGAGCTACGGACATGAGGTGAATGGTCATGACATTTCAGAGTTTGCATCACAGGGTGATTTGAGTTGGGAGTATGATGTGATCACTTTCTTTGACTCGTTAGAGCATTTTAAGGATATAGACTTTGTAAAAAGTTTGAAGTGCAAGCATCTGCTTATCTCCTTGCCTTGGTGTCACTACCTATCTGATGAATGGTTTGATAAGTGGAAGCATAGAAAGTATGGAGAGCATATCTGGCACTTTTCTGAAAATGCTCTCTGCACCTTCTTAGAAGAATCAGGATTCAAAGTTCGTTGTGTCTCTTCTTTTGAAGATAGCTTGAGAACACCTGTCGATAACCTTCCAAACGTTTTATCAGTGGTGGCTGAGAAGTATGAGTGATATTACTGTCATACTAAATTGCTTTAGGAGGCCTGAGTATCTCGAAGAGCAGATTGAAGCTATACGCTCGCAAAGCGTAAAGCCTGCTGAGATCTGGCTATGGATAAATCATCACCCAGATAATGAGAGTTTTGACTTTGAAAAACTGTCGGTAGATAAAATTGTAAAGTCTAGTCATAACTTTAAGTTCCACGGAAGATTTGCACTGGCCAATCTAGTTAAGACTAATTACGTGGTTTTATTTGACGATGATACCATCCCAGGTTCTGAGTGGTTTAAGAACTGTGTTAACACGATGGACGAGTTAGGCCCTTGTATACTTGGAGGTGTAGGTGTTAGACTTGAAGGCCCTTCTTATCGCCCACACACCAGAATAGGCTGGAGCCACCCTAACGAATCCATTGAACAGGTTGATCTTGCCGGTCACTGTTGGTTCTTCCCTTCTAATGTTATGAGGGTTTTCTGGAACGCAACCCTAAGTTTAGATAACTGCGAAGATATGCAGTTGAGTTATGCTGCACACATGGTTGGTCTTAAGACTTATGTCCCTCCGCATCCAAAAGAGAAAACGGATATGTGGTCATCAACTAAGGGTCATGTCGGTGAAGACTCTAAGGCAAGTTCTAAAGGTGCTAACGGATCTGATCATTCCTTCTACATGGAGAGAGATGCTTGTGTCAATCAATACTTAAATAATGGTTGGAAATTGGTGAAGGATGCTAACTAGTAACTTCAGAGGTGATATTGAGTATTTGTCTGAGAAGCTCAAAAATAAAGAACCATTTTCTATTGCTAGGTTTGGTGATGGTGAGATGGCAATTATCAACAATAACAAGTTAAACTTACTTCACAAAGGAGAGTTTAACTTTGATGGTCAAAAAGATCTTAGAAAAGACTTACTAGATTCCTTTCAGCATAACCAGGATAACTACTTTATCGGTATTGCCTGTCGTTGTTGCGTTGGAGACTCGAAACATCAGTCAATGAAGGAGGTTACTAGTGTAGTAGAAGAGAGATTAACTTGGGCTAACATATTCGTTAACTCAAACTATAATTACTTTAGGGAAAGTGTTATTCCATTATTCAACAATTATAAAACGACCTTGATCTCCCCCGGCGATGCCTCTAATTTAAATTTTAAAGTGGATGACCACTACAAAATTGGTCCTGATGCTTGGATTAATAACAAAGATGTTTATCCTTATCTGGGGAGTAAGCTAGATCAGGCAATAGAGCATAATTTAATTCTATTATGTGCAGGTCCTTTTGCAAATATACTTTGCAAGAAACTCTACGAAAAATACCCTAATCATACTATAATTGATTTGGGTAGTGTTTTAAATATTGATATTGGTGTTGGGGCGAATAGAGGGTATTTACGAGGTGCCCCTACCTTGTCTAAGACATGCATATGGTGAGGTATTTTATGTATGAGCATAAGAATGGTTTACGACTAGCATCTCTTGAAGAGAAAGATCTTCAAATGATGAAAGAGTTGAAAGATGAATCCTGGTTTGGAACTCATCATATTACTATTAACAATTTAAATCAACAAAAAAAGTGGTTTGAGACTATGAACAACAAAGACTCTATGTTTTTCATAGTCTACCAGGATCAGGTGCCTGTAGGTACATATAAAATATCCGACATAGATTGGGTATCCAGGAGTTATCAGTCGGCCCACGACGTTTTTAAAGAGCACAGAGGTAAGGGATTATCTAAGCCTGTTTTAGAGGCTGGAGTTGACTTTGGATTTGAAGTTTTAAATATGCATAGACTAGATACTGAAGTCTTAGAAAATAATCTAGCTAGCTTAAAAACTGCTTTGTGGGTGGGATTTAAAGAGGAAGGAATCAGGAGAAAAGCTGTTTACAAGTGTAGCACTTATCTCGACAGTATATGCTTAGGTTTAATCCGAGAAGAATGGATGAATCTAGACAGACTTAAGAACTACAAAAATATTTGTAACAAATCATATACTCCCAAAAATAATGTTAGATAAAAATAAAAAAGTATTGTTAATAGGCTCAGATGGCTTTTTAGGTAATTGGTTCAAAGACTTTCTTATTAAGAACGGAAATGACTTTAGATGTTACGATATCCAAAACGGAGACGATATTTGTAAGCCTTTGAACGATTTGCCACGGTATGATTATGTAATCAATTGTGCTGGCATCGCTAGCCCTGAGAAATACATGAAAAAGCCAGTGGAAACGTTAGATGTTTCTTATGTTGGGACTAAAAATGTGTTGGATTATTGCGTAAAGCACAAAGTCGAAAGTGTCATCATGTATAGCTCCAGCGAGGTTTACGGGACGCCTACTAAGGGTAACATCCCTACTAAGGAATCATACATAGGTACAATCCCAACCAGAAATAGTAGAAGTTGTTATGATATTGGCAAGCAAGTGTTGGAGACTCTGTGCCATATTTATTTCAATACATACGGTGTTAATGTAAAGGTGATTAGACCTTTTAATTTCTATGGACCTTATATGGGCATTAATGACAACCGTGTTTTATCCAACTGGATGAGAAATTATCTTAACGATGAAGACATTGTTGTGTATGGTAACGGGAAACAGACCAGGACCTTCTGCTATGCAGGCGATGGTATTAGTATGTGCCTCGGTGTTTTAGTTAATGGTAAGAACGGGGAAGTTTATAATGTTGGAAACCCCACCCCTGAACTCACGATGGTCGAGCTTGCTGAGGTATTCTGTGACGTTTTAAACTACGAAGGCAGATACGTTATTAAGGATTACCCCGACTACTACCCTAAGGATGAACCACTGAGGAGATGTGCAAACATCGACAAGGTCGTTAAGGATACCTCTATACAGCCTACAGTTACTCTTCAAGACGGTTTGTTGAAGATGCTTGATTACTTTAACAGGAACTCTAAATAATGATACCATTAATGAAAGTACACTCACCGCCAAATATCGGTGAGACACTGCAAAGTGTTTGGGATTCCGGCTTTGTAACTGAAGGTGAATATTCTGATAGGTTTGAAAAGGAATTTGCTGACTACATTGGAAATCCAAACACTGTCCTCACTAACGCTTGCACTAACTCTTTAGTTCTTGCTGGTCGGTTGATCGGTTTGAGGGAGGGGGATGAGGTCATCTCAACCGCTATGACCTGTATGGCTACCAATGGACCTTTCCATAACACGGGTGCTAAGTTGGTCTTTGCAGATATTGACCCAGAGACAGGAAACATCGACCCCGAGAGCGTTAAGCAAAAGATCACAGAAAGAACTAAAGCAATTGTTTTAGTTCATTGGGGAGGACAACCATGTGACCTCGATGAGATTCTAGCTATTGCGAAGGAGCACAATGTTAAGGTCGTTGAAGATGCAGCCCATGCATTACGCTCTACCTACAAAGGTGTTCGTATTGGGAACCACGGAGATTTCGTTTGCTTCTCTTTCCAGGCAGTAAAGCACTTAACAACTGCTGACGGGGGTGCTCTTGTTTGTAAATCTGAAGAAGATGCGATTAGAGCTAGGAAGCTTCGTTGGTTTGGCTTAGATAGGAAGTTTAAATGCTCCTCTAGATGGGATCAAGATATTCCTGAGTATGGTTTTAAGTTCCATATGAACAACACTAATGCTGTTGTGGGGTTGGAGCAGATGAAATACATTGATGGCCTTATCGATAGTCACATTGAAAACGCAGCCTTCTTAAGGAAAAACATTAGTAATCCTCATGTTAAGGTTACTAAATCGAAGGCAGACCGCGTGTCTGCATCTTGGCTCTTTAGCGTCTTGGTTGAAGATAAGGAACACTTCAGAAATTATTTAGCAGATAACGGTATTGCGTCTGATCAGGCGCATGTTAACAATCTACGCTATTCTGTATTTAAAGAGTATCAAGATGAATCCTTAACTAACCTAAAGTATTTTGATAAAAGGTTAATGAATATACCCTGTGGTTGGTGGCTATCAGAGGGCGATCTGAATCATATTACGCAAGTCGTGAATAACTATGAAGGCTTGTAAAGTTTTTTGTGTTTACTTCGGTCCTAAAAGAGGTTCCGTGTCCTGTAGCCCCGATGGACCATTAAAAACTCTTGAGTTATTTAAGTATATATTAGATACAGATTCCAATACCGACCCTGGTGTGGAGAGTTTGGATACTATTATCGTTCATAATGTTTTTGAAGGTGATATCCCTAAAGAGTGTTTAGATTTTCTGAATGAAGTTAATGATACAAAAACAGATTGGGGTAGTATTACGGTATTAGATAGGCACGAAAGGCTAGGTGCCTCCTTGGGCGCTTACAGTTATGCCTACGATCATTTTGAAGGCCAGTATGATTACTGGTTCTTCTGTGAAGACGATATCCGAGTTTATCGACCAGGGTACTATCAATTAGCTGTTAACGAATTTGAAGAAGATCCTAAACTAGGCTTTTTAGCTTTAACTAATATAAACTTTGAGAGCGATTTCAGAAGAAAGCATGTCTCAGGAGGGTTTGGAATTGCTAATAGGGAAAGTCTAGAAAAAGTAAAGGATAAGTTTGGTTTCTTGCCCTATGATAAAAGCGGTGGAGGTTATGGACAATTTGGAACTAGCGAACAGCTTTTTACAAATTGTTTCATACGGTTAGACTACAATGTGAGGATACCTAATAACTTAAACTTTGTACCCTTAGCTGATAATTGGATTGATTTTTCCCCTCAGAGGGTTTGGCAATCTAAAAATAAATTAGATATAAAAGATAAGAACTTTTTCTATCACATAGGGCTTAAATAATTCAATATGATTCTCATCTGCTTTGGAACTAGACCAGAGTGGTTAAAGATTAAACCTCTCGTTGAAAAGTTAGATTGTAAGCTCTTGTTTACAGGACAACATCAGGATCTCTTAGATGAGATAGACGTAGACTACAGGCTGTATCCTAACGCTAAATCTCACAACTCTAGCTCCATGCGGCTAAATGCTGTTATGGAGGATTGCCTAGCTCAGTTCCCATCATACGACTCCAAGTATTTTGATTATGTTTTGGTTCAGGGGGATACTGCAACTGCCTTTGCTTGTGCGTTGGCTGCTTTCAACTTGAAGCTCAGGGTAATCCACTTGGAGGCTGGGCTGCGTACAAATGATTTAGACAACCCCTACCCAGAAGAGGGTTATCGTCAAATGATCTCTCGCATAACCTCTATCAATCTGTGCCCCACTACCCTGGCTGCTCAGAACTTGAAGCATGAGGGTATTGAAAACTCTCACGTTGTGGGGAACACTGTTCTCGATAATTTAATCAAATACAAGGGATCTGAGTCATACGGTAATAAAGTTTTAGTAACCTTGCATCGTAGAGAAAATCATGTGATTATGGATCAGTGGTTTAGAGACTTAGACGATATCGCTAAAAAGTATAAAGAAAATTTAGAGTTTATTCTTCCGATCCATCCCAACCCCAGCGTATCAAAGCATAGAAGTATTCTACAGCATGTAAATGTAGTTGAACCTCTCAGCCATGATGATACAATGAAGCTTCTTACAGAGTGTAAGTTCTGCATTACAGACAGTGGTGGCATTCAAGAGGAAGCTTCTTTCTTTAACAAAAGAGCCATTGTTTGTCGTAAGAATACTGAGAGGCAAGAGGCTATAATGTCTGGTCACGTAGTCTTGTGTACCAAGCCTAGTGATTTGTCTAGTAGTGTAGGGGATATGCTCAACAACTATCAGGTTGATAGTACATGTCCTTTTGGTGATGGTAAATCCTCAGAAAAAATTAAAGAGTTGTTAGATGAATTTTAATAAATTTCAAGAAGCGTGTAAGAGAACTGCTAACCCTAATCTTACTTACTCAGAGGCTGCAATGAATTGGGCCTTAGGGATTGCAGGCGAAGCTGGAGAGTATTGTGAACTCATTAAGAAGAGTGAGTTTCACGGCAAGATGCTTAACAAAGATCACGCCAAGAAAGAGTTAGGAGATATCTTGTATTATGTTGCTATGGCAGCTACTAACTTAAGCATTGATTTAGAATCAGTTGCTCAAGCTAACGTGGACAAGCTAACGGCGAGATACCCAGAAGGCTTTAAGAGCGGAGGCGGCATCCGCCACATAAACAACGATCACGAAGATGACGGCTGTTAGGGTTTTCATGAAAACTATATTTATTGATATTGACGGTACGATTTTCAAACAAAAAGAAAATCTGTCTGACATCTACAGAGAAAGACTAGTCTTACTTCCTGGAGTGAAAGAAGCATTTGATTCTTGGAATTGGAAGGGTTACAAAATTGTAATAACTACTGGTCGTAAAGAAAGCACTAGGTATGCCACAGAGACAGCGTTAAGACGAGCGGGATTGTTTTGGGACCATCTGCTGATGGGGTTGGATGCCGGGGGTGAGAGGATTTTAATTAATGATCATAATCCCTTCGTAGACGACCACACATCAGCGAAATCGTTTGAAGTTGCCAGAAATGAGGGGCTATCTCAAGATATCATTGATATCTAAGCTATTCTGCTTTTGAGTTTTCTAATCTCATCTTCTAGCATAGTTGAGGCATTCGCGAGACTCCTCTGATAAGTTTCTGTGTCCTCGTAAGAGGTGCAGGGTCTTTCATCACTTTGGATGGTGTTAATCTTGTCGAGAAGCTCCCTGTGAACGTCATTCATTAGTTTGCCTTTGTTATAAAAGTCGCTGCGGTGGTGATTAGAGAGAATATCATTCCCCAGAAAAGCCAGCCTTGCTTCCAGGATCTTCTTTCTAGTGTGTCCAGGGCTTTATTCATTTTTTTGTGATCATCCACACAATCAGATAGTTTTTTCAAAATATCCTCTTGTTGCTGTGAGAGCAGAACCTGAAGCTCAATAGTTTTAGCGTGAATCTCCAATTGCTGGTTGAGATCTGCTCTGGTCACTGTGTCGTTGGGGTTGGGATCTACGATAGCCATGGTATATAAGTATTTAGTTATGGAAAATTTTGAAATGGTTGGTATAATTTAGGCCATGCAAACATTCCTACCCTATCCCGACTTTGTATCCTCTGTCAAAGCTCTAGACTACCGCCGTCTGGGCAAGCAGCGTGTTGAAGCCATGCAATTGGTTAATAGCACCAACAAGCTTGCCGCTAATCCTAGTGCCAAGGTTGGTTGGGCTAATCACCCTGCTCGCACTATGTGGCGCGGTTATCTACCTGCTCTTAAGCTATACCACAATGTCTGCATCCAAGAGTGGATTGATCGAGGCTATAACAACACGATGAAGTACTATGACCTTCCTGATGATATTCAAATGCCCGACTGGATTGGCGACGATAGAGTCCATGCTAGCCATCGTTCTAACCTTCTTCGTAAGGATCCTTCTTATTATTCTGTGCATGGCTGGACTGAACCAGATAATATCGAGTATTTTTGGCCTGTAGAGCTATAATAATACATGACCAGCGATATCATACTGAAACTTAAAAACGCTTCGATGCTTTCGGAGCAGGAGCTTACACCAGAACTTATCTCTACTGGATCTTACGCCCTGAATAAGGTCATTTCTGGTAAGTATAATGGCGGTGTGCCCATTGGCATGATTACCCAATTTATTGGTGCTGCATCAACTGCTAAGACTGTTTTCGGCACTCACATCCTGAGAAACGCTCAAAAGAAAGGCTACTACACCGTCATCATTGATTCCGAGAACGCATACAACCCTGTGTTCGCAAGGACTTTAGGTATCGATCCTAATAAACTTATTTATGCTGCACCTCCCTGTGTAGAGGATTGCTTTGATACGATTGAAAAGATCATCAATTCAATTCGCACCGACGATTCTGATACGCCTATCGTGGTATTCTACGATAGCCTAGCTGTATCACCGTCAAAAGTTGAGATGGAGGCTGAGGGCTATGAAGGCAATAACATGATTGGAGCCCAGAGAGCAAAGCAAATAGGCGCAGCACTTAGAAAGATTAATCCTATTCTTAGACCTAAGAATGTTGCTTTTGTTATCGTTAATCAGGTCAGGACTAAGGTTGGTGTGATGTACGGAGATCCTAGAACTGCTGCTGCTGGTGGCAATGCCTTGGATTACTATCTTGGAGTAAACTTACAAACATCAAAGAGTGATGTTGTAGGTGATAAGGAGAGTCCTACGGGCATTCGTGGTAAGGTCGTAAACAAGAAGAACAAGCTTATCGAGCCCTTCAAGGTCTGTGAGTTTGAACTCATGTTCAATGAAGGTCTGAATCCCTACTACGGGCTCTTGCCCCATTTGGAACGTGATGGTATTGTGGAGCGTGGAGGGTCATGGTACACTGTCAAATCGACAGGTAAGAAGTTCCAGTCCGCTCACCTAAAGGATCTCATTGAATCTGAAGACGAGGGTGTGCGTCCTATTATTGATCTTCTAAACGAAGAATGATAGATACTATAATGTGATATGGGTATAGAAGACAGACTTAGTATTATCATCGACGAGGCTTTGAAGAAACAGTTGTCGAATAGTAATGACATAAACGCTCCGTTTATTGATATTGACGATTATAAGAAAAAAACAGGTAAACGCTTCAGGATGACTAAGGCTCAAAGAGAGTCTGGGCTTACTAGAGAGCAGGCTTTTCAAGAATTCATGGAGAACATGGTTGAAAAAGGATGAGATATATAATTAAAAGACTTGGACTTATTTCTTATGGTGTCGTATCATTACTCGAATCGGTGGCGAACATCTCCATTTACTTCACACATCTCGATTTCATTATCAAGCCTGTTGACTGGGCTGTTCCTTTTTATTTTTGGTATACTAACAAGTTTCTTAAGGGTGGTTATATATCTAACCTCAAAAAAACAAATGGGCAGGACATTTAGACGAGAGAAAACGTATGGTTCACGCCGTCCAAGACTAAATAGTCATAGGGATCTCCCTGATTATCAGGACGACATATTAGATGATGACGATTTATTTTACGACGATGAGGAGTTTATAAATGGCAAACTATATTCTGAAGAACAAGATGTGGTCGGACACAAAGATGAACCGACTGGTCAAAGAGATTAAGGATAATGCTAAAGCGGATCGTGATGCCGCTCTGCAATTGTTTGAAAACTGCAAGACCGCCATGGAAGACTTGGCAGGTAACCGAGTGGTTTTTGATGATAATGGAAATCCAAATGTTGATGCCTTTGCTAAAATTATTGCCGCATCAACCAATGCACTTGGACAGATGGGCGTTGCGAATGAGAAGCTCCTGAAGTTAGCACAGACAATGCAGAAGTACCAACTTAAAGAAATGGACTTGGAAGGCAAATCTGGCTCATCACAGGAACTCAAGGGGTCTGTATTTAGTAATCTTAACGCAATGCTAAGTAAGGATAAGAATGCCCAGGAAGACTAACAGTATTAAGGCTTTCTCAGCCGAAATTAATTCTATTATTCACATAAAAAGACTGACCGAACGTCAGGGCAAAATTATATTTAATAAGCTTACTAAGTATATTAAATCTGCTCCTTCTGGGGAGTTTGATTTTGTTAAGTATGTTCAAATTGTTATTGCGGGCACAGTTACACCTGATGAGAAAAAGATGTTCTTATCAAGAATGGAAGAAGCCTCTAAAGTAAAAGATACAATTAAAGATCCGTTACTGGAGTATAAGCTTTTAGGGGCATATTACAGCGCCATCATTGAGTACTACCCAGACTTCAGAATTGAATACGTTTGTTATGAAATTAATGAGGTTCTTCCTGAATCTTTCTTATTAGAATCTTTGGTAAGCGATGCAAAACAAGATGAGGAGTTTAAAAAGAAGCTAGAAGAAAAAACTAGTAAAAAAAAGAAAGCCTCAAACAGCAAGCCTCTTAGTACGTTAAGTGCTATTGAGGATCTAGAAAAGTTTCTAAAAAAGAATATCATTGGGCAGGACGCCGCAATTCGTGCTGTTCGAGACGCTGTAAAGTTAAAAGCTGCTGACTTCAGCACGCACATGAATTTATTCTTCATCGGAAAAACTGGTCGTGGTAAGACACAGTTAGCCAGAAAGCTTGGAGAAAAATATTCAAAAAACTTTTGGGTAATCAACTGCGCTGAGTTTACTAATGGTCATGAGGTTAGTAGACTATTAGGCTCACCACCGGGTTACATTGGGCACTCTGAAAGTTCTCTCATAAAAGAAAAGGCTGATAAATCTAACAGATGGACAATCGTATTTGATGAAATCGAAAAAGCACATCCCAAGCTATACAACATCCTACTTAGTTTGTTGGATACAGGTACTCTTACTGATAATTCTGGCAATGAAATTGATCTCACAGACTCAATTTTCATTATGACTTCTAATTGCGGTCTTCAGGATCTTAAGACTGAGTCAGTGGGTTTCAGAAATGGAATAAGTTCTGCTGGTGACAAAGAGCAGATTATGAAGTCTATTGAGGTAACTTTCTCTCCTGAGTTTCGTGGGAGGGTAGACGAGTTTGTCTTCTTCAATGACCTAACTCAGGATGATATCAAAGAGATTGCAAAATTAGCACTGGCAAAATACCCTGTAAAGGCAACACCCCAAATAGTAAATTACGTAATTAAACATGGTTATTCTGAAGAGTTTGGAGCTAGAGATATTCAGCGTGTACTTAAAAGATTGGTGGGCTTACCGCTTGCTGACGAAATCTTGGCTAATCGACAGCCTAGCAACGGCACAGGTAAGTATGATGCAGAGGTTAGAGAAAATAAGTTAGAAATTATAAATACCTTTGGTAGTTCTTCGCTATAATGCTAACATGGAACCAGAACAAACAGAACTCACTAGATATCTCGCCGATGTTCTTCATCAACTGAAAATTCTTGAGAATAGAACTTCTAAACGTAACAAGACAAAGAGAATTAAGGCTATTGCTTCTACCATAACAATTGTTATGAGTCGTGCGAATGCAACGTATCAATACGTGAGGGCAGGTGGCCACTCTGATTTCTCTATAATCATACAGCAGCAAATGTATGATCCCATTATTCAATGGTTGGAGGGTGAGCTTGCGTAAGCTTGCAGAAACAGGCAAGTGTCAATCGTGTGGTGATAAGGCTTTGTTGTACGAATACAATAAAGCAAAAACCTGTGCAGCTTGCCTAGGCATGGATGTTAGGGGTAAAAAAAGAGAGTCTATATTAAACAAAATTATTGGTAAAAGAGATGAACTACGAAGATCTAGGAAAAAACGTTGGTAAGCTGGTTGCTGAGAAGCAAGCTGCGTATGGTGATTCTTTTGGTAAAGCTCATAAGATTCTTAAGGTCTTATTTCCAGATGGCATAAAGCCAGATCAATATTTAGATGTGCTTACTATTTGTAGAGTTGTGGACAAGCTTTTTAGATTGGCTACTGATCCCACTTATGGTGATGAGTCTCCCTGGAGGGATATCTGCGGTTACAGCCTTCTTAGTATGGGTAAGGATGCGCGTGAGTCTTCTAGAGAAGAATCTATCAGATTAGATGAAAATTCGTAATGTCCTGTGCTATAATGTCTTACATGGTAGAATTAACTGATAAAGAGTGGGCTCTCTATGAAGAGCGTTACGGCAAGCTGATGCACACCATCGCTATGAAGATTTCTGGCGATGATGCCATCGCCAGCCACGAAGACAACTATGCGGACTTATGCATTGCTGCCCTTGAATCGATAGAGGGCTTTGAAAAGAAAACGGGAGAAAAGTTTAAGACAGCTATAAATAATAAGCTTTTTGATCAGTATACCAAAACTGTTCTTTGGAATCGTAAAGCAAAGAAAGGAATTCCTCTTTCTAAAAAGATGGACTTTAGAAACAAGCAGTATTCTATTGATCAAGAATATCCTAACAGCGATGGTGATCGCTCGGTAGATAAGATTGCTGATTGTAGAGCACAGTTCGACGCATCAGCCGTAGATTTGGAAGATTTCACTAGATCTCAGACGGATGATGTTAAAAAAGTTATCAACGCAATAATTAAAAATCCTAAGATATTATCTAGAGACGGTATATTTAACTACGCTGCCGTCAGGCGTGACACGGGCTTGTCTGTCCACTTTACTAACAAAGCAATAGATAATCTTAAGAATTCTTTAAGGAAGGATTATGAGGCCTGAGCACATTGAAAAGATCATAGATGATGCTGTGTACAAGGTTGTCTGGAAAGACTTCAAGCCTAAGTATGAGCATTTAGGTGATTACATCCATCAAACAATGATGGACCCTGAATGGGACGCACTAGAGATGTTTCAATATGAGTTGATGGCTCTTAGAATGCGTAAGCAATATGGTTTCAATAAGCCTACTGAATGACATTTGTCGTAACGCACAGAGTCTTATAACTGATGAAGTTCAGGAGTTGTGGGGGTATAGCGAGGATATATCCCGTAAGTTTAAATTAGATGTTGTAGATATCTCAGGAAGCACGAGAATTGTCTTTAAAAAGAAAGGCTCTCGAACAGTTATAAAGCTTGGATATCCATATCACAATCGCGCTGAGTATGCTGCCTACAAGTCGCTAGAATGCTCTGTGCTTGGAGATCTGTTAGCTCCATGTGTCGCAATAAGTGAAGATGGATTTGCTCTTGAAATGAAATTTGTACCACGCCCGTTCCCACAAGCTAGAGGTCAGTATTACTGGTTCAACCCAGACTTTGCAAAGATGCGAGACAGACTTGAAAGTCACTTTTCATTTCTTAAGGAGTACAACAATAATGTGTGGGGAGCAGACTTTCATGAAGAAAATATGAGGGTCATGCGTAATGGTGACGTAAAGATTATTGATTACAGTAATCTCCTTGCTGACGTGTTTTCTCGTAACGCTAGGAGCACACTTAAATCAGTGATCAAAGGAGTATTAAAATTGAAATTCCCTAAAGTTGACGTGCGCCTAACAATGAAAGATCGTATCATTTCTTATCGAGATAATGACGTTTCTTACGATGTTCCTGTTGATCCTCAGAGATCAGAAGCTATAATCTAGGCATGTTCGGGGCAATAGCTCAGTTGGTTAGAGCAGGGGTCTTATATACCTCAGGTCCATGGTTCAAGTCCATGTTGCCCTACCATTATGACAGTGTGGTGGAATTGGCATACACGACAGACTTAAAATCTGTTGACCATATCGGTCTTGCGGGTTCGAGTCCCGCCACTGTTACCATACACGCCTTCGTAGCTCAGTTGGTAGAGCATTCGGCTTTTAACCGATTGGTCCAAGGTTCAAGTCCTTGCGAAGGTACCATTCCTCAATAGCTCAGTTGGTAGAGCAGATGACTGTTAATCATCGGGTCGTAGGTTCGAGTCCTACTTGAGGAGCCATTTGCCCGTCTAGCTCAATTGGTAGAGCAACGGTTTTGTAAACCGTAGGTTACAGGTTCAAGTCCTGTGATGGGCACCACCTAATATATAACTAAACAATTCAGGATTCAAACCGGCAAGCTGCTGTATCATGTTTGATGTGACGGAGGTAAGATACTCGTTGGTCATCTGAGGGATTTGATCGTCCTCACCCAGTCCATACATATCCAGTCCAACATGGCAGATCTCATGCAGCAGGGTACCCTTGTAATCCTCAATACTTTGGTTAGGATCTACGGTGATGACACCCTTGTGCAGTTCCACGCATCCGTGCAAGTTCTCTTTTGATAGAGATTGTTGCTTGATCTCAAATGTTTTAATTCCTGTGCGAAGTTCTAAAGGATGAAGCCTATCTTTTTGTTTGACGTTCATAGCATATATATCTACTCCATGGCAGTATCGTATAACAGTTATTACACCTCCCGTATTGACCGTCCAATGGCCTAATTACCTTAGACTAGGGAGCGATATTGGTGCGAATCCAATTACTGCCACAATTTATTCACTTTACAGACTATAATACCGACATGAAGACTAGATATAGAAATCACAAGACGTTTAAGGATCAGGCAAAGGCCGTGAAGCTTGTTGAAAAGCTTCAAAAGGAAATGCCTGGACGTACTTTCTCCATCAAGCGTAGGAAGTTTAATAATTCTGAGAAAGTTAGATACACAGTGAGGAGCGTATAATGGATGGATTATCACAAGATTATATTTATCAAACCATGGAGTCATTAAAGAGTCTCTGTGACGCGGTTAACACTCAGGAGGCAAGAAACATCAAGTCTCGGCTTACTGACCTTCAAACTGATCTTAACAATCAAGACAATCCAAGGCCGGAGGAGGAGTAATGGCTGGTAAGGGTGATAAGCGCAGACCGCAATCTAATGCTTTTAATGACAACTGGTCTCGCATCTTTGGAGTGAAGGAGGACGAAATAGATGCGTCTGATGTTGAACCTTTCCACATCAAGAATGCACGCGAACTGCAAGAAAAGAATCTTGCATTTGAAGCCAAGAAAAGAGAAGAGAGAAAAAAGAAGTTAAAGGATTTGTTAGATGAAGACGACTAGTTTAATGACTGCGGTGTATGGTGCTTTCATTACCGCTACTACATGGAGCATAGTGAAGGCACCTCCATCTCGCCCACCAAATGAATTCTTTTATACTGAAGAGAAAAGCAGAGACATTGAGGAAGTTCTAAACATGCGTCAGATCCTCAAGATGCAGGCTGCATGGGATCCCAGGATTCCTGATTCAAAGAGGACTAAAAAGAACGCAAAGTGGACTTCGATCAAGCTCACGGATGGTTCTGTAATCACCTTGAAGGAAGAGATGAGTGATGTCCTAAACAGGATGAGAAATGCACAGCAATGACAATAAACAGGAGTGCTGATAATAAAGAAGCCGCCATGTTTGACAGCAAGGGAACCTGTCAATATTGTAGCAAACCCACCAGAGCTAAAGCTACCAGTTTGTGTAATGCCTGCTACAAATTAGATCTTGCTATCAAAAATAATCCCATTGCAGCGCAAAAAATTCTGAAAAACTACATGGGTGATCCTATTATTGTGGGGTACAAGAACCTTTACGTAGGCACGAAACCAAAAGAGAATCAATGAGTAACCCAAAGAAAGCACCAAGGTTAACTGATTTACAGTTGAAAGATGTTAGAATTGAAGAGCTAGAAAGAGAAATCCAAACACTGAGAAAGGCATATATTAAGAAGCAAGAAGATCTTATTGTGCAGTCTGAAGCCATGGTAAGGCTCTACCAATGGAAGGTAGATAGATTAGAAAAGGATCGCATTGCAGCCTTAGGAGATGCTATAATCAAGGATCATCAAGAGCAAAAGGAGCTAGACGAATAATGAGGGGTAAGCATTTATTATTAAGGGCTGATGGTATCAAACGTGATGTAGACGACACCATTTTGTGGGAGGTTGTCATAGATGAGTGCGTAAAGCTCAGTAACACCACAAAGGTGAGGGATATCGTCTTTCACAAGTTTGAAGGGCAAGGTATGACTGCCTTTGCGGTATTAGGAGAGTCTCACATCTCGGTTCACACTTATCCAGAGAATGAAGGTTATTACATGGATGTTTTCTCATGTAACGACTTTGAAACTCAACCTATTATAGACTTCCTTCAATCCATGTGGGGTGGACGCCCAATAGTTCAAGTAACGGTAGAAAGATGACATACAAAGAATTTTATATTGACGAGGGTGTTTCTTTGAAAACATCAGTAAAAGAAGTCTTGTACTCCAACAAGAGTGAGTATCAAAAGATTGAGGTGGTAGATACTGAAAAGTTTGGGGTAGTGCTGTGTTTAGACGACACCGTGCAGGTATGTACAAAAGACTATCACAATTATCATATGGCTTTCATCAGTGCTGCTAGAGACAAGCTCAGAAGCGGTGAGAGTGCTCTGATTATTGGGGGTGGAGATGGCGTGCTAGCCAGATTCCTAATCAATGACGGAGTTACAGATATCACTCAGGTAGAGCTAGATCCAAAGGTAGTGAGTGTCTCTAGAAGATATCTTTACGGTATGCATAAAGACTCTTTTGATGAGATCAAAGTAGAGATAGGTGACGGTGCAGAGTTCGTGAAAAACACTGACAAGAAGTTCGATTATGTATTCTGTGACGTTACGGATTTCTGTGAGTCACATGAAAATTATCAGAACTCTGGTAAAGTTTTTACTGATGAGTTCTTCTCTAACCTGAAGAATGTGATGACTGAAAACTCCGTTTTCGTATGCCAGACTGACGTTCCATTCTATTGGGACGTGCAGCGTCAACAGACCCTCAAGACGATCAAGAAACACTTCAAGATGCGTGGATCATACATGACGCCTGTCCACTCGTATGGAGGCCTGAGCAGCTTTGTATGGGCTAGTGATACGGTGAATCTTGGACACCAGATGGTGCTTGGGGATTGCAATCAGTATCTCGAAACCAGCATAGGAGGGAAGTGACATGGCAGAGCTAAACGTGGATATCCCTTATTTTTCATGCTACATGAGAAAGGAATTTCTATACAATTTAACCAAGGGTCATGGTGAGTTCGAGCCCTGCGTAGTTTTTGCGGTGTGCAGCATCGAGGGTAGAGCATTACTATTCCATGTCCTACTAAAGAATGGAGCACAGTATGCTAGAGTCCCAATCCATGCTCTTGTACACAAAAAAGAGGCACCTAAGCTTGAGCTAGATGAGCTACAGACCTACGACTGCATGAGCTATGATGCTGTCGTAACTGAGTTCGACTACCTAGAAAACATGCGTGCAGTAGTCTTCATGAAGGGTGGACAAGAGGAAAAAGGAAGGTACATGTTTACCATAGATTGGTATGGTAATGTCCCATCTGAAGCACCTGACATCCACAAGAATTGTCACATATTTGCACTAGAAAATGGATGCTACGCCGCACAACCAAACAACAGAATAATCTGGCTAGACCCAGATGGAGATACTGTCATTGGTAGGAGAGACTACCATATCAATAGACAGGATTGGACGGTAGAGAACATAGAGAATGGTAATAAGAGTAAGAGGACTTACGAAGACTAGGGATGAGTAATGCCTCAGACTCAAGACGATAAGAGAGAGAAGGCTCAAATCGAACTATTTGATTTACTAGAAACAAAAGGTAGATCTAACAAATACCTTCACGATGCTACATTAAACTTAAATGGTAGGGTGTATCGTATTGAGTTGAAGACATCCGACACTGAAAAGGGAGTTGTGTCTACATCTCGTGTGGTGAACCTGGAGAAGTTAGAGGAATACGAGAATCTTTGGTGGATCTTCTCCAAGTACTACAAGAATGATCAGGTAAGCAGAGGTTTCGATTTCACAGGGGAACATTATGTTCTACATGGAAGTGATCTAAAACCCTGGCTAGAGAAGCAGAGAAGTAGGATTCAAAAGGGATCTACTATCTATGCAGGGCTGGATGACTGGTATCACCTTAAAAATAATGTGCAAGAGGGATTCGCACAAGATGTCTTAAACAGACTAGAATACTCATTTAAGAAGTATGGAGCATCCCTAAATGACCCAAGAATCAACTGGTCAGATGTGGTAAAATATGGGAGAAAGATAGACCCAGAAAGACCAGTATACCACCTGAGAGAAATACTACTAGAGATGGGTAACAAGAACACCCAAGACAATAAACCAACACAAGGAATTCTATGGGCAAAGGATAATATCAGTAAAGGTAATAAGATACCCAGTGTATAACTAGAAAGGAATACGTATATAAGAACATGAAACATATCATCATAGGTTTACTCACCGCACTTGTACTTGCTGCACCGTCACAAGCACAAAGACAAAGACCTCAAGGTCCTGTATCTAAAGCTCCACCTGTTTACGAAATAGTAAAGGATTGGAGAAAGGAAATGTCCAAACTAAAGAGAGAAGTAGCTACTCTGAGGAAGGAAGTAGAAGCTCTCAAGAAGGCTGCTAAGGAACACATCAAGAAGGGTAGAGTTAGATCTCGTAGACCCTCCATTAGAAGCCGTCGTGGTAAGATGCAAGGCCACAAAGGTATCAAAAAGAACCCCATTAGGAACAAAAAGAGATAAAAAAGGTACAATATCTCACCTATTCCCATTTATGAGACATTTTCCCATATTTGAGATATAGTCAATAAAAAAGACCTCCTATTCATATTAGAGTAGGAGGTCCAATCATTTACAAGAGATGTTATTAGTTATATGTATGGCGCAAGCCTAATTACAACATAATTGCATAAAAGTCAAGCTAATTTAATGCCTATGTAATAAAAGTCAAGGCTCTAATTATCACTTGAAATTGCACACAGAGCCCAAGCTATAAATGCAATCAAAAAATATCCAATAATTCCAAATTGTACCCACATAGCATAAAAGTCAAGGTAAAAATAACCCCTAGTAAGAAAAGTCAAGGTATAAAATGGTACACCCTATAGGAATCGAACCTATAACCTACGGCTTAGAAGGCCGTTGCTCTATCCAATTGAGCTAAGGGTGCATATGTAGAAAAGTCAAGCTATAATAGCCTGCCCTGGGAGTAGATTTTACCCCTATCTGAGGGAGTTCCACACTTATCTAATGCTGTTACGGTCACCTCGTACCCATACTCACCGTATTTTTTCTTACCCATCCTACGAGCAAGAGAGATAGCTTGCGGAAAAGTCAAGCTCCAATCTTTCTCAACCTCCTCGAAGAGGACAGAGATGTTATTCTTGGCAAGGTAACACCATTCTATATGGTATCTCATAAAAGTCAAGCCTCCTACTTGATTTCCTCTACTTCATAACTATCGGGTTGGACCTGACTCCAATCACCTGGAATGTAATCGGGGTTATCTTCGTGTTGAATCAGTGCCTCCTCAGGACTGTTGGCCTCTACTTCATCGTAATAGAGTTGCTCTTGGATGAACGATATACGGTACTTTGGCATAGCTAGATTATAGCAAGGGACAAGGAAAAGTCAAGGATAAGGTGAGCGTTTTATCGTGTTGCTCATCACGCTGATCTACGTAGAAACAGTAGGCAGTTTTGTGACATGCCCAGGTCTCAGGTGGACGCATAGCGCCGTGAACAGTTTTGGA